ATGGAGGTGAAAGAAATTTGAAGGCAATAAAGATAAAACTTAAAAAGATATAGTTATGGCATGGGTAGCAAAAGATTATATTGGTGAATGGATATTCAACTGTAAGCCTGATATGTGGGCTGGTGATTGTGTTGAGCACAACTATTGGTTGCCACAAGATAGAAACGGAGCCTATGGTTTCCAACTTCCTAATGGCAGCATAAAGAAGCTTATCGGACGAGAGCTTAATTGGAATGATGAACCTGTAAAACTTAAGGAGGAATAATCATGATATACAAAGCAAAAGAAGGAAGCAAGGCTTTCGAGTACATCAAGAGCGTTTGCGAAGCTGAAGACAGAGAGTTCAAGGCTTATATTGAAAGAGTGGAAGAAGCTGTCGGATTTGAGTTAAATAAATTTGGTGGCTACATGCCAGACTCCACGCTAACCAGGATTTGCAAAGTCACTTCCATCTTAGTAGACAAGGAAAAATGGGAGCAGTTTGACAAAAAGCTGTGGAAAAAGGAAGAGGTTATCGAAGATTATGTACGAATAGTTCCCATCAAAAGAACTAAGCAAGGCAAGGCTATTAGTGCTGTCTTCTCCTCATATAACGCAGTCACAAACTGTTTCCAAATTCTCGAAGAGTTAGGACTGAATGAAGGAAGCGGAAATCGTATAACATTACCCCAACTTCTCTACACAAATGGACATTGTTTTATCCGTTTAGGCAACAATGTTCGAGCTGACAAGGATAATCCAGACCTTGTAGAAATCACAATGTCTGAGTACGAACGTTTAATTGGAGAATAGCGTATGAAATTTTTGATATTGAGAAAATTACATGGTGAAATGTATGGCTTATATCGGGCCAATAAGCATGGGGCTATAGCTTTTTTACGCAAAAAAGACCTTATTCAGCTTCGAGAAGATATTAATTCACTATTAGAGGAGAAATAGATGGCAAACACTATTGCCCTAATTTCTACGAGGTAAAAATTGTGAATGAAGTATATAACGTTAAAACAAAACATTATGAGAACAATAAAATTTCGTGGCAAAGATGTCTTCACAGACGCTTGGCGATATGGTGACTTGGTTCACAACCAAAAAGTGACAACAACAGGCTTAGAGCCTCGTACTATGGTTGGTGGGTATGAGGTAAATCCCGAGACTGTTGGACAGTTCACTGGACTGAAAGACAAGAACGGCAAGGAGATTTATGAGGGGGACGTGTTGCGCTCCGACGAATATCCGTACAGCTGCCTTGAAGACGGTGTGCGCGACAACTATTTTGCCGTAGTGTATTATTATGAGGAGTATGCCCGTTTCGTAACAGTAACGATAAAAAATCCCGTATCTAACGTAGGCGGCATTTCGGAGGGTAACCACGGAGATGTTTCGCGGGACGAAATGATGGACTTTGAGGTTGTCGGCAGCGTCTACGATAAGGAATGGCAGGAGAAGTTGAACCTAAAAAACGAATAGCTCTATGAAAGAAAGCAAAAAGTATTTATGGCTCGCTTGTGATAGAGACAATACGCTCGTGCTGTTTCCGGATAAGCCGTTCCGTGACAAGTGGTTTGGATTCTGGTGTAAATTCAAGAACGGCATGTATTGCTGCAATGATGAAATGACCGTAAGAGAATATGAAAACAACAGGTTTGTCGTTCCTCGGAACTTTAGTAACTTGTCTTGGGAAGACGAACCTGTTAGGGTAACATTGAGTCTTGAACCGGAAGTAATAGCCTCAGACGACGCAACAACGAATTAAACGAATTTACGAATTTAATAAGGATTTATAGAGACGAATGAAAGCAAGATTAGCAAAGAAGATAATTAAGGCGAGTGCTACTTATTGTTTCTATTGTAGAAATTGCGACACTCACAGTAGATTTAAGTATCATCCGTATTGGACAAGTCACTGGAACCGCTATGGTTCTCAGATGAAATACGTACCAACAGGTGTTTGGAGGTTAGACCAACGCTTGAATGCAGCTTTGCGACGGCTGCCTCAATATACACAGAAACTGTCGTGTGCTGTTGAGGCAAAACTAATGGAGATAAAAAGAAACAGGCTACACAAGAAGTTGGAACGAGCAATAGCCCGACAAAGCTTTAGGGAAGGGAATAGTAATGAGAATGTATCCTCATCAATCGACGGAAAAATGGAATGTCTATAACGGCAACCTATTAGACCGGAAAGCGAGTCGTGAACTGACCATGCTCTACAAAAGACGCATGGAAGAGGAAAAGAGCAAGGGGGAGTTTGTCCCTTATAGGACTTACTTCCGCTGCTCAAGGTTTGAAATTAAAGAATATACAATATGGAAAGAACTATAATATACAGAACACAGCGTACCGTTACAGACGTACGCACAAAGGGAGGTATGAAGGCACATATTTGTGTGTATGGCGAGATAGCAAGAGTGAAGGGCAAAGGTTTTTGGATTTTCAAGCTGCCCGACAGATACATACGCAGAACTTGGCTAATGGAGTACGTGAAGACCGTGAGAGGGACTTACGTGCCCATTAAGTGTTACTTGAAAAGGCTTTCATTCGAGAGTGCCAAGCGAGTAATGAAAGTGGAGAACATAATGGAGGAGGAACTTAAAGCAAAGTGTCATGAATATAAGAAGAAGTCTGGTAAGGCAGAATAGAAACCTGCTTGCTGTGCATCCTGACGTGATGAAACGGACGATGGATGCAGTGAACGACCAGTGCTCGCTGTACTATATCATCATCGGCTCGGTATATAACCTGGCACAAAGTTCGATGCTCGACGCTAAGGTGATGCTGGAGGAGACAAAGCACTGGAAACATGAGGTGAAAAGAGACGTGAACAAGGCTCTTGCTGCATACGACACGTGGAACTCGAAGATGAAGGTGCAACTGCGGGACAGGTATCAGATGTGGCTTGACATATCGGACGACGTGGCGGAGAAGATGAAGATGCACGTACAGAAGCTAAAGTGGAGCTACGATGCGGTGCTGATGAAGCATAATGACACGGAGCATCTGCTGAAGGCACATCTGTTGACTGCGTTGACGATGAACGACCTCGCATTGTCGACGTTCAGAAAGTACATAGCCGACGGATCCGAGAAGACAAAGGTGGATATGAGTCTGCTGTTTTCGAAGGAAAGTTCGTTCGAAGATGTTGCGAAGAACTGGGAGAAAGCTGTGAGGAGGGTACTGAAATGCAGTGGCGGAGACATTGACTGCAACAAAGACAGCAACTGCGTGTTGGCTGCGGACATCATAAGCAGGAAACTGGCTGACTTCAAGATGTATGAGGAGGCCTGCGGATATGGCGCTGAGTATAATCCCGAGGTGATAGAGAAATACATTGACGATTGACGCAAAAGCGGATAGAGAGGAATGAATCCTGCCCTATCCGCTTTTGTTATCTTTAAGAATTTACATACCACCAAATTTTATCTGACGGATGGTCGGTGTCCTCGTCGAGGAGGAAGCTGCGTGCGAGTTCGCATGACTTCTGCAACAGCCGGCTACGGTCACGAAACCACGAGCGGAGGGTTTCAATATGATTGGAGTACATGAGATTGACCGTGACGCAGAAGTCCCAGAAGTTGTAGTCGTCGGGCAGGGTGAGATACATCTTGTCATAGGCTGCACGTATGTCCTCGTAGGGGAAGAACGGTGCATAGGACTTGTGTGTGTCGTCGCAGAAATAGTACATTCGGGCGATGGCTGCTCGTGCATCAGCTTCGTTGAAGTGATGGTCGTTGTCGAGGAGATAGAGCATCTTGTGAAGAGCATTCTCCATTTCCTGTTCGGTCATTCCGCAAGAGTTGTTGCGGAGGCGTGTTGCTGCGCTGGTGAAAGCGTCAGCGAGTAAGTTTCGTACATTCATAGTTATTTGGTTTTAGTTAGACGTTGTGTTTGTGGCGGAAGCTGCGGCATATCATCTGCACGAAGGCACAGGCATACAGAGCCAAGGTCATGATTATGAGGATGAAGTCGGCATCATACATTTCGTTGGTAATGAGCCACGAATGGTAGTAGAGCCGTATAGCGTTGGTGCCGATAATATAGACGAACGGTATGCGCCATATCCAACATAGCTTGAAGAAATGGCTTGCAGGAAGCATGAAGACTACGGGGAAGATGTAGACCATGAAATAGAGGTAGGCAATACATTCCTCGTTCTCACGAATGTCTATGACTATCTCACGTGGATTGTCGTGGAAACTGTACACGCCATACCAATGACATAGCATGAGGAGGATAGGCACATAGCGCAGAGCCTTCTCGTAGAAGAAGAATATCGAGCGGTTGAGCGTTGAGCTGACGCTTGTTGTTGATATGTTTCTCATAAGCCTATATTTTAGTAAAAACGTAAAGATAGCGAAAATAAGCGCAAAGTGTAAGCGTTTATAAAGATTTTATAAACAAATGTACGTTTTTATTGATTTAAAGCGAAAAAAAGAAAGAAAGGATTATGCCCTTTCTTTCTCCTTGAGAACCTTGCCGACAACCCATTTGTTGCCGTAGTCTTTAATCCATTTGTCGAGCCATTCGAGAGCCGACAGGAGGTCTTTGTGTTCGACGGACGGTGCGCCTTGCTGTGTCGTGTACTCGCCATAAGACACTCGCCAAAGGTTTTCGGGGGTCTTGGTTATTGTGAGCGGTGAGCGGTAGGTTTCACGAGCGTTGTATGTGCGGACGCTTTGAGGGAGGTTCTTGAACATTCGGTGATAGCGTCGGTCGGGATGCCCCTCTGCCTTGGCGTGAGGGTCGGGAGGAACAGGATTGCCTTCACGTTCCAACTTCTCAACTACTGCATCACGTACATACTTGGCTCGCTTGCCTCTTAACGCATCAAGTCGCTCGTAGACAGCTGGCTCCATCCAAAACGTCATGCGCTGCGTGTATTGCTTGACGGTGTTGCGAGGAGCGTGGCTGACGGCTCGCTTGCGGATATATCGCTCTATCTCAATGAGGTTGCCTTTGCTGTCACGTCGATAGGCAAGGATGAGGTTCTGCGTCACCTTGTTGTAGACCTCGGCTTTCTCGCTATCGGGATAGTCAGCCATGAGCGACTTGATGATGGTCTTTAGCTGTGTCTCGCCTTGATAGGAGACTTCTGTGCGGTCGAGTTCGAAAAGGTCGTCGTATATTACTATTATTGACTTCATAATGTCAGCATGATATGAAAATGGCGAGTATGATGATTGTCAGTACTGCCCAGTCTTGTTTCTTCATAAATATTGACTTAACCGTGATGTCGAGGGCTGATTAGGTTTTCTGCAAAGTTAATAAAAATTATCTAATCTTGTTTCTTGTCATATCGCTATTTGTTTAGATGTCATGCATTGTTTTATGATATTCATGTTGTCATTGACGAGCGAGACGATGCGGTCGTGGTAGATTGTGAACTTGTCGCAAGCACCGTAGCACTGAACTACTTTCATCTGTTGCAGGTCTACTTCGACGGTCTCGATACGCTTGTCATTTATGCGAGCGGAAAGGATAAGCGAGTTCTTTTTAGCGTAATACTCGTTAGCATAGACGCAATGATGCATCGCTGTGCCTTCCTCGAAGAATTCGGCTACGCTGCGGAGTACATGACATGAGATTGTGCCGTCGGTTATCTCAACACCGAAGAAGCGATTGCAACGGTTGGTGTAGTCTGCATTCTGCTTCTCCTTCTTCTGCATGTCGTGTAGCTGCCTTGTACGCTCGGCTTTACGTCTTCTGCGTTCGTCCTCGGACATTGAAGCTTCAACCGCCCATTGGTGTGTGTGCTCGAAGTCTTCGGGACACACGAAGTGCGGATTGTTGAGGTCGCACTTAAGATTAGCGAGCATTCGAATGAGGTCGAAATAGCGTGAGGGGTTGATGATTTCGTAGTTGTGGCGCATAGCTATGCGCACAGCATTGATGTATGCCTTGTTGCAGCGTCTGTTGAATATCATGTGTTCTGCGAGCTTCGGACGTAGCTTGATTATCGTCTCGGCAAACTTGTCGCAAGACAAGAAGCGATACCAACGATATAGCCTGTCTTCCTCCATATATCCTGCTGCGTATCGGTAAGCACCCTCAACGGACTTGTTGTAGAGATATGTGTAAGACACATTTACAAAATGGTCATACACGTATGTAGGGTTAGGGCGAACCTCCAAATCCGAAGAGTAAGCAAAGGTGTCAATGTACGGACCGAGTGTGCGCTGACGTGCGAGAAGTATCTGCTTCTCGCCTACCTTGTTCCAAAACTGAAAGACTTCCCACGTCGTGTAAGAAACTTCCTTTGCTCTGTTGCTGTGGCGGTCGATGCGGATATATCTGAGCACCTGCCAACCTTTGTAGGCTTGATTGATAACGACATAGCAGCGGTTGTACATTTCCTCATACTTACACGAGCCGTATGTATGACGGATGATGTGAGCGGTGTCACGCTTATTTATCTCGCCTAACTTGTGAGAGAGGCTGACAACCTCTCTCTCTATCTTCGTGCGTGGTTTCATATTACATTCCTCCGAATAAATCAAGTTGTAATGAGTTGTCTACTTTCTTTGCCTTTTTCGGCTGTGGCTTCGGGATGAGCACGGCTGTCTTCGGCTTTTCCTCCTTGGGTGCTGCCACGACCTTAGCTGGTATCGTTTGCTTGGTCGGTTCAACGTCCTTCTCTTGATAGTAGTGGACTGCCATTTGTAGGACATCATCGTCGGATATGGCTGCGCAACCGTTTACGGCTTGCTTGTGAGCCTGCTGCTTGATATAGAGTATGCAGTTCTTCAGAGACTTCTGCTTATCCTCGTAGCGTTCACGGAAATTGGCGTCTTGCTGAGCCATTTCTCCTAACTTCTTTTCAAGATATTCCTGTATTGTCATATTGCTAAGTATTTACAATTGTTTATATTCTGCTCGTCGGACAACGAATTGCACCAATCCGTAGTGGCTGCTTCGTTTATCTGTGCGAGGTTCGCCTGTGGGTATGCTGCATGCAGTACGCTGTATGCTCGCTCGCTGTAGGTATCATCCGTGAGCGGTCGGCTCATAATGATATTGTAGAGGTGCTGATAGCTTGTCATAGCGTTTCGATTTCGTATCCGTAAAAATCATCTGCTGACAACACTATCTGTTCGTTGTTGTACTGCTCGGCTATTATCCGCTTCGCCTCCTGGGCATCTGCTGCGTCGACCTCCACCTTTCGGGAGGGTGTTTCGACAATTACTACTGTGTACTTCATATTCGTATGTTTTTGATTAATATTTGTGGCTGCTTCGACCTCGCATCGAAGTGGAGTGGCTTAAACCACATTCAGCCTGTCAGTTTAGTTCTCTGTGATGATATACTCGAAGTATACTTCACTTGACTTGGTAAAGACTTTAATGCGGACATTCAAGCGCACATCTTCGTCAATCAAGTTTTCATTATAGCTGTCTTCTATTGTACGTGCCCATTCCTCAATCTGCTTTGTCTCTCTATCGTCTATTGTGCTTTCGAATGAAATATGAACGTAGTTGTTGTAATATTCGGCTTTTGCGACTTTGTCACAGATGAAACCGACGTACCTGTTTCCTTGCTCCACGTACTCGCTATTATCGAATAGGTCGTCGAATAGAGTGTCGCTGCATATGTCCTTTTCATTGATAGGACATGGAATAATGTTTGTCTTCATAAATCATTCCTCCTTTCGTTTAAAGTTACATCCGATATTTCTGCACATACCACCCATAAACATATGGCAGTAGCCGAGAAACCAAAATTTACATTCCTTGTTTTCGTTGTTCTTCTTCATAATTGTAATGTTTTATTGTTAATAGTTCCGTTGTCGGTGTCGCTCCGAATTGGTTTCTGTCCCCAACGGATTGTTTATCGCCTTATGGCTGCTGCCCTGCCGTGTGTCTGCCTGAGCATTACAAGAACCTCTCGTTTGATTATCTTGTTAGGCAGGGTGCGGAGGTATTTCTCAAGAGTCTGCTTTGTCCAAAAGTGGCGTGTGGTCTCTCGCCCTTCGACTATCTTGCGAAAGAACCACATCGTTCCTGCCACTTCCATTGACAAGCCTACTTCGTAGGTGATGCCGTTAATCTTTATCATTACGTTCGATGTTGTGCGACCATTCATAAAGGCGCTCGAAATGGTCTGAACCTGTATAAGTGTCGATGTCTCCGTACTCGTCGATGTCGTTCATCAGCAAGCGCACGTCTTCTTTAATCTGCGCTCTGTCGTACTCTGCGTCTGTTGTTTTCTTTGTTGCTACTGCTGCAAGTGCTGTGCTTGCTATCAATGCTGCTACTAATAACTTGTTCATAGTCCAAATATCTTTTGTTTTAAATCATCTATTATTTTTATGTTCTCGGTTGCATAGGCTTTCGCCTTGTTGCTTGACTTTGCACGGTTGAGAAGTGCTGTGAGTTCGTCTCGATAATTTGTGAGTATCATTCGAAGCATTATCGCATCAGCGGTACTCAACAGAACTTTCCGTGTCTTAGGGGACTTGGGGGCGGCAGCCCCCTTATCTTCTGCTTTAGTCTTCATCCCAGTGCCTCCCTACATATACTCCACCTACATAGTTGACTATCGCTGAGAAGACAATAAGCAAAATCCATAAATCTGTTGTCATAGCTGTAATGTTTTGAGGGGTTAATGTTTTGTTGAATATCTACTACAACCGCTCCATCCGTTTGGGTTGCCGTTAGCTTGACAAACAATCTTGTCAAAGCAAGAATTAATGTTGCTGAAATAGAAGTGCGCATATTTGCAATCTACACAACAAATCTCTTGTGCTAATGTTATCATATCTGTATGTTTTAAAAGTTAGTTCCGTGTCGGGTCTCGAACCCGATGTGCGCCTACCGCTCACGGATAGTGTTTATAGCATCCTCTTTAAATCTGTAAGTTCTATATTTTCACCTGCTTTTCTTGCGAGTTCGAGGGCTTCCTCTATGCTGTGCGTCTTGATGTACGCTTCGCATCCTCGCTTACTTCTGAAAGTGTAAACTGTGTACTTCTTCATAGCTGTTAGGATAATAAAGGATGTGATATTATGTAAACCTTATAATAATGATTTTTATTTGTATTGCTCTCGTTGCGCTGCCGTGCGTCGTTTCGTGCTTTTTCTCTGTCGGTATACTCTGCAACTATTTGCAGGTTGTACAGACCAGAATGCTTACAAATGTCGATAACTATATACTTTCTCATAATGTGTATGTTTTATTGTTATTGATGTTTGCGAAGCCTTGGAGGGGCAACGCCCCTCCTTATCTTCAATTAGCGTTCCTTTGTCAATATATCTATATAATATTTTTTGTTCACGTCAACTTCCTCAACTTCGTAATAAGTTTTACACTTCACGTATTGTGATTCTGTCTTGTTGATGAACTGCTTTGCCATTGTTTCGCAATAGCTACCACCAAATGAACCTCCTAACGTGTTTTCGTTTCCGTACTCAAGAATAAAGGTGCGCATTTCTTCATCCTTATAACCTTTTCTTGTTGCCACAGCGAGTATACCGAAATATGAGTTGTGAAAGATGTATTGCTTACCTGTAAATATTACATTTACCTCGCATCCGTTTCTCTTAATTTTGTAAATCTCCATAATCGTATGTTTTATTGTTATTGATGTTTGTTACTTGATTACGATTGCAAAGTTAAGTAAATACTTAATGTTGTGCAAGTTTTTCGTTAAGAAAATACTTAATATTAACACGTATTAACTAAGGATATGCTTAATGTTAACAAGAAAATGAGTATATTTGCACAAGTAAATACTTATTAACAGATATGACACGTATTAAAGAAATACTTAATGAGCGACATATTTCGCTTAAGGAGTTTGCTGCGATGCTTAATATTAGCTATACAGCGCTCTATCTACAGATAAATAAACCTTCATACCCAACCCTCGAAAAATGGGCGAACGTGTTAAACGTACCGATGTGGCAGTTATTTGCTTCTCCCGAGGAGGTGTGCGCACCAACTCAAAATAAGGATACAGATTTCGCTGCTTTCATCCGCTGCGATGGTGTGCACTACACTGCCGATAGCTTCGAGGAGTTCTGGACAATAGTAGAAGAGTTGTCAAGCACGCATCCAAGGCGGTAGCCAGCGGAGGGCAGGGCGTTAGCCCTTGGGAGGCGCAGCCTCCCTTATCTCCCCATTGTTCTTCATTCTTCCATATAAGTATAATAGAAAGGATAAACACCCTTCATTCTATATATATAAGTCACTCTATCCTCACTGGAGTGGCTTTTTTGTGTTTATGCGTGTGGGTGCTTTGTGCGCAGTTAGAGAGCGTACAAGGCGTGTTTTAGTGATTTTTCCGTGTTTTTCCGACCTTCAGACCGTTTTTACAGACTTTCGCACACGATATGAGACCCTTTTTTGACCTTTGTTTGACTTTTTTGGTACAAAAACCGCTTCTTCGTGCGTACATATCTATGCTCCTTGACTGTTCATATTTTCCTTTTTTTATTTGCCCTTGGTCTCGAAAATTACGGGGGTTAGACCCGAAAAGTGTTCAAAAAGTCGGATTTTTTACATTGAAGCTCCGACAAAAGGATTTGTGACTTTTTTGTGACATTGACAGCAGACGAAAAACAGCAATTTGATGCAGATTTGCGCGTATATTTGCGGTTGCAAGACTCGTATATACGCCTACAAGGTTCTTGGATGGCTTGCAATGGGCGTAGATGGCTTGCAATGGACGTGGTCTAAGCTACGAAAGGGCGGATGAAAGGGCGGAATTAGCCTATTGCCAAGGCTGCAAGGCGTGTCCAAGGTATGTCCAAGATGTGTCTAAGATGCTATCCAATCATCGAAACAAAAGGCTTGTGACCCTTTTGGGTTCATGTACAAAGCGTCCAAAGTACTGAAATACAGCGTGTTGCGCTCAAGAATAACAATAAGGTAATACAATAGTAATGCTTTTTGCCATGGAATATGGGCGTTTGACGTAAGGGCGTATGAATAACGTGGCGATGTGGCTGTCTCTCTTCTCGCTGTATGTGATGATGTGGAGGATGATGAAGCGCATAGATGTGACGGTGGATGACGAGGGGAACGGCAAGGATGATGGGCATACACGAAAACGACCCCAGACCCCCACCCCCCCCTTAGGTACTGCGGACAAATTATAGTAGATAAAAGCATAGGTGTAAATGTCCTCTACCCGTCCAAATTTCCCTGGGAAAGGTACTCCGCTGATAGGAGGTTGCTCATATTTCCGCCAAAAAGATACTCCGCATGAAGGAGGTCTTCGTTACAAATTCCAAGGAAAAGGTACTCCGACAAAAGGAGGTCAAGTGTGTAATTAAAATTTTAATACGAAAAGTATGGAGAATATAGTGACAAGAATAGTTGACAAGGTTGGAACAGACAAGGTGATGCATGCAGAGGCGTGTGCGCTTATATCTTCTGTCGTGTCAGTCTATGCGCACAATGCGTTAATAGGAGCGATTGCAGCCATTGTAGTAGGCGTGTTGAAGGAGTTGTACGACAAGTCAACCGGTGAGGAATTTGACTGGAAGGATTTGGCTGCTGATGTTGTTGGTGCTGTATTCGGTGCGGTTGCAGTCGGGTTGGCAGTATAGGATAAATGATTAAAAACGATGATATATGTTTGAATTGAATAGATTTTTCAGGTTGCCATTAGGCATTAGTGAGATTTCAGGAGCGAACAATCCTCAGTGGATAGCTGCTGCTGCGAGTTTGGCAGGTAGTATAGCGGGCAGTTTGTTTGGTGGTGCTAAGGCGCGCAGGGCAGCTAAGAAGGCAGCGAGGGAGCGTCAGTATCGTGCGAATGCAGAGAAGGCTTGGTACGAGAAGGCTTACAACACGGATTATCTGGACACCAAGGCTGGTCAGAATCTGTTGCGTCGTGCCCAGGAGGTGCAGGACAATTATATCCGTAAGGCAGACGGAGCTGCTGCTGTTGCAGGTGGGACTGCGGCGAGTGCAGCGATGGCAAAGGAGGCCGCTAACAGAACGATGGGTGATGCCATTGCCAACATTGGTGCTCGTGACAGTGCGAAGAAGGAGAGTATTTCCGCTCAGCACATGCAGAATCAGATGGGCTTTTCGAAGGAGCGTGAGGATGCTTACAATCAGCAGGCCCAGAATGCGAGTGATGCGGGTCAGAACATGAGCAATGCTTTGATGAGTGCAGCTTCGATGTTGGACGGTGCCGGAAAGAAGAAGAGTCTGGATATTGACGTGAACTCTCCTGGTGCCAAGGCTGCTGGTGAAGGTTCGTTGACTCCGAAGTTCAATGATGCGGAGTACATTCACGATACTCTGTATGACAACAAGAAGTTGAAGAACGTGACGGGAGTGTAATCGAGTGTTGAATGTTAAATGTTGATTGATTATGTCGAAAAGAAAGAATAAGAGAGTTGTTTGTCCTAAGCCGAGTAAGGCGGATATTAATCGCGTGATGGAAGCAGCCGGTCTGTTAAGGGATTCGCTCATTGACGAGCAGGCAGCTGAGATAGAGCGTCTGAAGACTGCGCTTGCTGGTGTGGCGAAGGAACGTGACTGGTTTGAGCAGTGCTTGAAGTCGGCTGAGAGTGCTTTGATATACAAAGACAAGGTGATTGACAAGATAAAGAAGAACAACGCCAAGCGAGTTGCCCGTCTGCGTGAGAACGTTGATATACTTGAGGAGGAGACAGCTTTTCAGTATAAGCGTGCCAACAAGGCTGATGCTTTCATCAAGCAGATTGACGGTGCTTGTGACCTTATAAAGAAACATATTGCAGCTTATGGTAGGAAGTGAAAAGGGGAAATTGAAGAAGGAAGAGGCTAATGCTGTGGGTGGTAATGAGCCTGTTGGTACTAAGCCTAACTATGCCTCACTGGGCCTTACTAAGCCTTTGGCTGAGGGAGGTAAGGATGGTGCGCCTGCTGCGCCTTTCAATGCTTTTGCTGGTAATGGTATTATTGGCAGGTTCGGGCCTGTTGGTGACAAGGCCTCACTAAGCCTTTCTGAGCCTACTAAGCCATTGAATGGGGGCGCTTCTGCGCCTGTGGGTGATGGCGCTGCTAATGTTCCTGTTGTGCAGAATGCTCCTACGTTTCAGAAGGACGACACCAAGAAGGACGGAGGGTTCTTCGGTTGGCTTGGCGGATTGATAAAGAAGCGTCCCGGCATAAGGAGTGGTGAGAGTGCAGACGAATACGACGAGCGTATGACACGTAACAAGATGCGCCTTGCTACGCTTGCAGATGCGATAAGACACATGGGCAACATCTATTATACTTCGAAGGGAGCGCCTTTGCAGAGGTTTAACAGTCCTGTGGAGGGATTGCAGAAAGGTCTGCAGCAGAGGAAGAATGAGCGGGCACGGCAGGCAGCGTTGGAAGCGGACGCTGCGTATAAGGATGCAAACCTACGCATGAAGCAGGCATCAGCAGATGCAGACAGAGCTTATAAGGCTATGAACATCGAGTTGAAACAGAAGGCTGGCGAGCGTGCAGACAAAGCGGCTAAGGCCATGGATGATTATCGTAAGGGTATGCTTGGCATTCAGGAGGGTAACTTGAAGCTGGCGGGCGAAAGGCTTGGCGAGACCAAACGTCATAACAAGGCTCAAGAAGGCCTCAGCGCAAGCAGACTGGCTTTGGCAAGGGTAAAAGCGGCCCGTACGGCTGGAGGCTCGGGAAGTGGTAGTAGTGGCGGTGTTGGCGGCGGTTATGGCTATGCTACTCCGTATGGCCGATTGGCAAGCAAGAAACAGCTTACGCCTCAGCAGGAAGCCCAGGCTTGGGAAGAAATGAGAAACTTGGGAATGATAACTCCTCAGAAGCAGCGTGAGCTTGACCTCGCTATGAATGGCTATACGACAAGTGACGGTACGGTGGTAAGGCCCAACGCTACGCAAGCACGCAAGATAATACAAGGCGCTATCAGTTATGGTCTGCTTGACAGCTCTGGCAAGGGCGAGTCGTTGAGAAAGACATTCAGAGACGGTTTTGGCTATACGGACGTAAGGACGAGCGCGACAGCCCAGCGAGGCGTGAACACTTCGGGCAAGAAGAAGGTGCGCAATGTGACGAAGACCGTATCGAAGAGTCAGGCGAAACAGATTAGGGAACAGCGCAAGGGCGCCAATCCTATCAGATGGCAAGGCTCGGGCAGTAAGCCGAAGCCCCAGAGCAAGCCTACGAACAAGGGCAGGGGTACAGACTGGAGTCAGTATGTGAAGTAACTATATAAACAATAAAATATGCCAGATAACAGATATTATTATTTCAAGGATGCCAAGGGAAACAGGCATACTGTGAACAAGGCAGCGTTTGACAATGACAGGGAGGGTTTTGCGAAGGCTTTCCCAGGTGCCCGTATGGAGGTGATAGACCGCAAGACGGGACGTAGAGGTGATGTTGACGTGAAGGATGCGGGCAGGGTCGGTGACTTCGGTGCGCATCTGTTTACGGGACAGACCGTGAGAAGGGAAAAGTATCAGCCTAAGACTTCTTTAGGTAAGGCAGCGCTGAGGGTTGCGCAGAAAAAGTGGGGAAAGGAAGAATCTGGTGCTGAGCCTGGCTATGCCTCTTTAGGCCTTACTAAGCCTTTGGCTGAGGGAGGTAAGGAGAGTGCGCTTGTGAAAGGGCTTAGGGAGGCTGACGCCTTGAAAAGACGCGATGAAGAGCAGATGCCGATAGACTACACGAAGCCGAGTGCTGTGAAACAGATGGCGGGCAGAACACGCAGAGAGCAGCAGACGCTCGAAAGACGAATGGAGCAGGCTGGACGTGAAGCAGGCAAGGACGTAATGAAACCATTGCGTGAGAAGGAGGCACGTCTGAAAACTCCCGTTGTGGATACAGGCGACGCGAACGTAAACGCCCACGTTATAAACACCCAAGAGCAAGCAGAGCGCCAATTGGCAGAGAGCGGTTTGGAGTTTGCCAACAAACACCTTGACGACTATGTGTCGGACAATATACTTAATGAGTTCAAGACGGCAACAACGAAAGGTGCAGCAGCAGAGTCGGCGTTAAGCAAGGCGTCTCCATTTGCTTATATGGCAGCAGGAAAGGCGTATAATGAAGCGCTTGACCCCGACAAGCTCTTGAAGCATCTGCAAGAAAAGGCAAATGCGGACATTGCAAAAGTCCTGTCACAGCCGAAGATGCAGGAGGAGATAGGGCTGAAAGCAGCAGCCTACGGCATCAGCCCAGAGGAGTATGTAGAAAAGAGTCTCATTCCTGGACTGCAAGCGAAATTGGCAGCAGACTTTGACAAGAGCGAGTTGAGCCGTAGTATGCCGAAGAGCACGGCAGAATACATTCTTCGTGGAGTAAACGAGTCGATGCTTGGCACTATCATGTCTATGGGCATGACATCGAAGAAGCAGAGACAATACGCTCAGCAGGGTATGGCTATGACGGATAATGGGGAGAACCCTGATGTAAATCCTGGTATGGCCGCGAGAGTGGCACGAGGCACATTGGGCTTTGTTGCGGACGCCCCAGTATTTGGTGCAGCAGGCAAGGCAGGTGCAGCCGTAGCTGGCAAGGTATTCGGTAATGGTGTGGCACAGACAGCGAGGATTGCGAACAGTACTTTAGGTGGTCGTATAGCACGTATGGCAGGTTCGGGCATGGTAAGTCAGGGCATTACTGGTGTGCTGTATGGCTCGACGAATGCAGCTGTGCAGAACTACTCTACTGGCGACGACACTTCTATTGGCAATACCGTAAAGGTGATGGCTATGGGCGGTCTTTCTGAGGGCGCGAGTTGGGCAACCATGGGCGGTATTGGCGGTGCTGTAGGAGCTGGAATCTATAACGTAAGTGGCGTGAAGCGTATTCCAGCCAAGGCGTTCCAGTTGGCGATGGAAGGAATAGGTATGCACATAGGCGGCAATGTGGCCAAGACTATAGAGGGGCACGATACAGACTGGACGAGCATTGAGGGTAACCTTGAGGCTTGCGCCAACGTCGTAGCCTTGAAGCTGACACACGCAAGACTGCCTAAGCGCCAGAGCAAGGACGGCATAAAGGAAAGCTACCTTGATATGGTGGCGAGAAACATTAATGGTCTTATGACATCGGACGGACAGAGAGCAGCCTTTGGTGGATATACCTTCACTAATGAGGAGAAAGAGCAGCTGTTCGGAAGCGCGTCTGCGCCGAAGCGCAATGAATCAATCTATGGATATGACGCACACAACAATCCGCTGACGAGAAAAGAGAGTCTGACATCTTGGGCAATGCGAGCAAAGAAGACCGCAGCCAAAGGGAAAGGCGAGGAGTCGTATAAGGACACAGACGCTGAGTTTGTGAAGACTGCCTACGACGAGATAATGGCAGACAACACCATTCCTTGGGACACAAAGGCTAAGTTCTCGGCTTTGGTTATGGGCACCGTTCCTTCGGCACGTCCGATGATGGAGAATTGCCGTATTGAAGGCGGCTCTGTGAACGAATACAGCAAGAATGGAGAACTGCTGTCGAAGAACAGCTTCAAGAGCATTGACGAGCGTAACTCCATTATTTACTCGCTGAACATGAAGCGTGAGGATCAGCGTCTGAGCAATGCCTATGGTGCTGCACAGATTAAGGATGAGAAGACGGCACAGGCAACTCTTGAAGCTGTAGCAGAGGCTAACGGCATGACTGCAGAGCAGTTGAAGGCTGCAATGGACAAGCAACCGCTTAGACGCAGCGATGAAGAACAGAACGCTTGTGTGGCTCTGAGAAAGGCTTACGAGGACGAGCAGTTTGTACCTGGTACGTTGCATGCAGAGCAGTCGAACACTGAGGGCAAGGACGTTGTGGAGGAGAACGGTCTGGGTACTGAGACTCCTAACAATGAGGCTGCGTCTGAGGTGCTTGGTGACCTTACGAAGACGGAGGATGCCTTGCAGGCAGCTATGGACAGCAACGACGTGCTGAAGGAAGAATACGAGCGTATGCAGAAGGCCGGCATGAGCAATCCGCAGATTTATATGGAGCTGTTCAACGCGGGACTGACACAGGAGCAGCTTGCGCCACTTGCTGACTATATCAACGCCCTCTCAAAGGCGCAGGGTATGTTCAAGGGTACGCAGGACAAGATTGTGGAGACGACACAGAAGCACGTCGGCCAGTGGAGCTATAAGGGCGAGCTGAACGGCGAAAAGCAGAACGGCGAGCAGATGGTGTTCGTGAAGGACGACAAGGGTAGGGTGCTGATTGTCGGAGCTGGAGACGTTGCGTTTGATGGTGAAGGCAGAGTACGTGACGGTGATATGCTGACGGTGTATGACCCTGCTACTCGTGAAATGGACTTCGTGCATGCCAAGGACGTGACACTGGAACGTACCACGTCAAGCGAAGAGTATGCGAAGGACTATCAGCGACAGCTGGAAGAGTTGAACTCTACAGTATACGCTGAAATGCAGTCTGGAGGAGAGGAAGAACAGCCGAGCCTTACTGAGCCTGCTGAGCCGAAGGAAGAGGAAGGTAATGAAGCCTCACTGGGCCTTTCTAAGCCGACTAAGCCATTGGGTGAGAAAAAGACTACGCCTGTGGGTGAGAAAGAGACTATACCTGTGGGTGAGGAGCCGGTTGCTACTTTTGCGGACGGTACGCCTGTGCCGATGATGAAGGACTCGAAAGGCCGTGAGACTGCTGACTACTCGCAGATGAGTCCTGAGCAGGGTGCGGAGTGGATGTCTTCGCAGTTTGGCGAGAATGCTGAGGCTGCTGTGGACGGACAGATAAAGAGAGCCGAGAAGACGCTGAAGGACGTCGAGAAGTTAAAGGTGGACTACACGGGCGACTTGAACGACGCCAAGGAGGCTGAGGCTCAGAAGACAATGGCTGTTGATGCCGCAAAGAAGGAACTGGAGCTTTACACCAATATCAAGAAGGCTATGACTGAGAAGAAGGTCAAGGCTGGAATGGAGAAAGTAAGTTCGGTAGGTAGTGTAGGAGTTGCTCGGGAGAAGTTCGAGAGTGGCTTGCGCGTTGTGGGTAATAAGCGCACACGTACATTGGCTGACGGAAGCAAGCTAAGAGGACATTACGAGATTGTCGAGGCAGACAGTCTGACACCTTCGCATAATGCCAACGACGGATATAAGAAGAGCGAGGGTTTCCCAGTGAACGAAGAAGGCAGAACCATCAACGACCGTGACTATGAGAATGACAAGCAGGCTCAGCTGGTTACGGACATGATAGCCATGAAGTATGACGGACAGGCAGTAGACCAGGTGCCGGTTGTGACATCTGACGGCATTGTTGTTGACGGTAACGGCAGAACGATGGCAGGACAGAAGGCAGCAAAGAACGGTACAGACATCGCTTATCTTGAAGCGTTGAAGGAGAATGCTGAGAACTACGGTTTCACGGCAGAGCAGATAGAGCAGAGCGGTCTAAAGCATCCGCGCCTTGTGCTTGTGAGTGACGAGCCGATGAAGTATGACACGGCTACCTTCGCCAAGTTCAACAAGAACGAGAAGAAAGCGCAGGGCAATACACAGCAGGCTGTGGCTAACTCGAAGAAGCTTTCGGCTGACGAGATTGGCGCTATTGTGTCGGAGATTGAAGGAAGCGGTAGTCTTGATGCTTTCTTTAACAATCCGTCGGCAATAAATTCTTTGTTGACACGTTTGGTAGATAAGGGCGTGATAGGTCTGAACGAGGTAGCTGGATTGCGTGAGGGTGAGGACAAGCTCTCGGCAGCAGGCAAGGACTTCGTGAAGAACCTACTATTGGGCAGTGTGTTCTCGGAGAACACTATCCGTATGATGGGTGCTGACGCTATGCTGAAAACCAAGGCTCTGAACGGCATCCGTGCCGTGACGGACAACATGAAACTTGGCGACTATGCTCTGATGAAAGAGATAGACAAGGCTGTACAGTTGCTGTACGAGGCACGTCAAGGCGGAAGCGGTGTGGATGCATACTTGCGAACTCCTGCTATGTTTGGCGAGAACGCTGCTGACAGATTTGACCCTATCTCGCAGGCTATCGCTCTTGCTCTGGAGGGCAAGGTTGAGGACTTCCGCGAGCTGATGATGGCATATAACAGAAATGCTGCTCCTTATGCGGACGCTAATCAGACGGAAATGTTCGGCGAGAGACCTACGAATGAAGAGTTTATAAAGGAATTTTTGAAACTTAGAAACTGGGAAGACTATGAAACAAGACATTCAAGCAAAGAAGGAAATGGCGATGCTGGCAGCTCTGAGGGAACTGAACCGCAAGCGCGAGGAGGAAACGTCGTCACAAGCGAAGCAGACTACAACAAAGCCGTAGAGCGACTTAGGGAAGCCAAGGGCGAAGAACGTGAGCGTATACTTGACCAAATGGGAGAGTATGTAAAAGAGTTTGCCAAGAGTAATGGGTATGACGAGCCTGTTGTGTTGAGAACCAAGAAAGATTTGGTAGATGCAGCAGAAGATCCTGAAGAAAAATCCTTTATTGAAAATATGCAGGAAGGAGAGCATTATCCTGGATATTACGAAAATGGAAAGATTCATATTTATCTCGAGGGTAGTACTGGTTCAAAAGAGTTGCGCGAGACTTTTATACATGAATCGGTTCATGCGGATAATGATACAGACCCTTCACGAGTTGAATCCCTTGTATACTCAATTACAGATATGAATACACTTACCAGAAGAGACTTGGAAAGTGTTATTGAAAAGTTGGTGCATGCTACACACTATACAGATGAAGCTCGTAAACTTCCAGAAGACGAAGCTTTGCACATGTTGGCTGATGAAGCATTGGCACACCTTGTGGAATATGCTCAAAGAAATGGTATAAGAGCAATATCTGAAATAACGAACAATCCTACATTATTAAACGTAGCTGAAAAAGCATTTAAAGAAAGAGAAAATGACAGAAGAAGAAAAGAAGGACTTGATTCACGTGGAGATACGGAACAAGGGAAGAATATCGATGTTATACCTGCCAAGAAGGACAGCGGAACTCATGTCAAAAATACAGAAGGAGAATCCGGAAATATCGGGTTGGGCAGCACTGACAAAGGCTCGAGAAATAATGAAGGACAGCGAGACGTAGACAAGGTTGAGGAGGAAAAAAGTGATAAGCCTCACGAGGCCTCGCTGAGCCTTACTGAGCCAGGAGAGCCGACTGAGCCGAAGGGTGAGAAGGTTGCTATTCTTCCTAAGAAAGAAGAGAATACGCTTAATCCGATAGTGAAAGCTGCGGAGAACTACAAGAAAGACCATCCTTTGACTGAGGGTGAAATTAGAAGTAGCGATGTGGATGATATTGCCAAGGACATGGCGGTGGATTATCTGAATGGCGAGGTGACGGATGATTTGCATCGTGCCGTTTATGAGAGCATCTATGAAAAGGTGAAGGATGCGAAGATGAAAAACGCCACTAAGCAAGCGGATGATAAAACAGAAGCTACCGAAGCTCCTAAGGTGGAAGCCTCAGCAAGCCCTATTGAGGGGATGAAGAACGCTGCCGAGAAGTTTGCTAAAGAGAAAGAGGCTGCAACAGAAGCTATGGGCGAAGAGAATAAGCCTCAGCAAAAGGCTGACGATGCAGCTGTGGAAGCGTCGAACAAGAAGGTTAACGACCTTTGGAACGACTTGCTGAAAGCAGGCAGAGAGGATTTGTCGGCATCGTTCATCGGACTTAATGCAAGACAGCTTGAAGTGCTGCCTAAGCTTGTGAGCGCAATGGCAGAGAACGCTTACCTAAGAATAAAGAGAGGTATGCACAATCTTGAAGACGTGGTGAAAGAAATGCGCAAGGAGTTTGCTCCAGCAGCCCAGGTTTTCAAGAAGGAAGACGTGGATGCCATCTATGAGCAGATGATGAACATTCGCTATCGCGACGGCGAGCAGCGCATGAGTTTGAAGGAATGGGCAGACTACTACGAGAAGAGTTCGCCTAAGCACAAGGAGGAGCTTGTGGGCGACTCTAAGACTGCCGAGGAAAGGAAGCAGGCTGAGAAGAAGTATATAGATGCCGTGAAACTTCAACTGGCTTTCGGTCGCAAGATCAAGAGCATCATAGAACTGAGAAAGATTGCAGAGAGACATGGCTTGAAGGACATTAAGGATACAGACCTTCAGGAACTTGCAGAAGTTGCCATTGTGATGAAAGCAAGAGGTATCGCTTCTTCTGAATCAACCAACGATGCCGTGAAGTTTGAACGCATCAAGAAACTCTATGAGAACCAGCCGAGCCTCAACCAGCGTGACTCAGAGCGAGTGATGAAGCAGCAGTATTCTACACCTGCGCCTTACGCATTCCTTGCAGACATGTACGTGAAGGCAGGAATGGAAGTAAAGAGCGCATTGGAGCCAAGTGCCGGAAACGGAATGCTGACAATAGGCTTGCCTAAGGATGCGGTACATGTGAACGACATCGACGCACAGCGACTTGCCAACTTGCAGAGACAAGGCTTCAAGAACGTAACAAGCCAAGACGGAACACAGCCGTTTGCGGACAAGGACGTGGACGTGGTTGTGACAAACCCACCATTTGGAAGTGCCACACCAAGGGATTATGACGGTTATACTATCTCTTCATTGGAGGGACAGATGGCTATCAACGCCTTGGAGAGCATGAAAGATAACGGTCGTGCAGCCATCATCATCGGCGGCAAGACGGAATACGCCAAGAACGGAAGTCTGAATCCAAAGGATAAGGCTCTGCTTGGTTTTCTCTACAGCCACTATAATGTGGAGGACGTGATAAACGTGGATGGAAGCCTGTACGCAAAGCAGGGCACAACATACCCGACACGCATTATATTAATAAACGGACGACGCTTTGACGAGAATGCCTATCCGCCAGTTAAGGACAAGGCAAGAGCGGAAGCCGTGAAGAGTTATGACGAACTTTATAAAAGAATAAACGATGATATACTACGAAGTGGAAGGATGGATTCTCCCGTCGGAGAAGGAGGAGAAGACGCTAACGCAAAACCTAATAGACCAAGCGTTGCTGACGTTAATGAAGAGGGAGTACGAGCAGGAGGAAACGGAGGAGGCGAACAAAAGCCTTCAGTTCGTACTGGAGGAGTACATGACAAGACTGCCGAACCAGTTTCCGACAATGTATTGGGGACAGAAGGAGGAACCAAGCCAGGAGAAAATGGAGGACTTCCTGATGGAGCTGCTGGAGCAAACGGAGCAGGGACAGAGCCTGCTTCAAGCAAGGAACCAATCACTGGAGCCAACAAGCAGCGAGGAAATGAACCAGGAGGAAATGGACGACCTAACACTCAGCCAAATGCTGATGAGACTACCGATGCCGGGAACGGAGGGAGACCACGGGGACAACTGGAGCGGGTGGACAGACCCGTACGTGGACTAAGTGCCGAAAAGGTGACTTATGCACCAAGAAGTGAAAACCCGTTCACTCTTAAAGCCGTTATGCCAGCCGACCAACAAGAGGCAGTTAATAAGAACCTTGAAAAACTGGGTGATGCAGACCAATTCTTGGTTGAGGAACTTGGCTATAACGACAAAGCAGACCTATACGCACATCTTGCAGCAGAGCAAGTAGACTCAGTAGCTCTCGCTTTGCAACAGGCAAAGAAAGGCAATGCCTTTATCATCGGTGATATGACAGGTATCGGCAAGGGTAGACAGGCAGCTTCGCTTATCAGATACGCCAAGAAACAAGGACAAGTGCCAGTATACTTCACAAAGACAGCAGGTTTGCTGAGTGACGTATATCGTGACTTGGTAGACATAGGTAGCAAAGAACTAAGACCGTTTGTATTTGGAAGCGCAAAAGAAGCTGCCATTACAGACGCTGACGGAAACGTAGTATTTGCCTTACCTTCAAAGAATGAAGTGAAGCGCGTGCTTGACTATATAGAAAAGAACGGAGAGCTGCCAAAGGAGTATGATTACGTTCTGACGACATACAGCCAAGTAAGCAACGGCGTATATGAGTTTGACGAGAATGGCAACCGTAAGGAAAGGAAATTAGCCAAAGGCAAAAAGTTTGGTGCAGCAGCAATCAGCGGACAAGCCAGACGCGACGCTATAGAAAAGCTCATGAAGAACGGCTACTTGATATTGGACGAGAGCCACACAGCAGGAGGTGACAGCGGTCAAGGTAACTACTTCCAGCACATCATTCAGAAGGCAAAGAACGTGACCTTCTTCTCTGCAACCTTCGCAAAGCGTCCCGACAACATGCCTATCTATGCGCTAAGAACGGCAATGAATCAAGGAGGACTGAAAGCATCAGACTTGATAGATGCCGTGAAGCGTGGAGGAGCCACACTACAGGAAATCATGAGCCAGGCGCTGACACAATGCGGACAGATGATACGTCGCGAGCGAGACATGACAGGCGTGACTATTGACTGGAAAGCCATTGACGACCCCGAAGTTGTTGCTGAACAGCGAGAGCAGTATGACAGTATCATCGGTCTGTTTAACGACATCATCAACTTTCAAAGAACCTATGTAAGCGCATACGTAGACAGACGTAATGAAGAACTTGCAGAGGTGCAGTCGTCGATGGGCATAAAGCGTGGCACGGAAGCCTTGGGAATAAAGAACCAACCGTTTGCAAGCAAGGCATTCAATACTGTGCAGCAAGTGCTTCTCTCGCTTAAAGCAAAGTCGGCAGCAGAAAGAGCTATTGACTACTTGAAGCAAGGCATGAAGCCTGTGATAGCATTGAACAATACCAACGAGTCGCAGACGGGTAACCTTGCGCTTGGCGAAGAAATGGACGCACCGGACTTGGGCACATCACTCAAGAAAGGACTTGAAGGTACGCTTCGCTATACAAGCAAGAACGCTAAAGACGAAAGCGAAAGCGGATATATAAACCTATCAGACTTAGGCGCAGATGCCGTGGAGGCATACCATGCTCTTGAAGAAAAGATAACAAAGACAAGTACCGGACTATCGCTCTCGCCTATCGACGTTATCAAGAACGAACTGACGAAGGCAGGATATAAGGTAGGCGAGTTGACTGGCAGGCAGACAGAGTTTGTGTATAACGAGAACGGCACAGTAACGAAGGTGAAGCGTGCGGACACAGACAAGAAGAAACTTGCGAGAGAGTTTAACGACGGACAGATAGACGCGCTAATCCTGAACAAGAGTGCTGCAACTGGTATATCACTCCATGCTTCAAGCAAATATGCCGACCAGAGAAAACGTGTAATGATTGTTGCCCAGCAGCAGCTTGACGTGAACGACGAGGTGCAGATGCGTGGACGTATAGACAGAACTGGGCAGGTGGCAAGAGGCGCATACGAATACGTTGTGTCGCTTATCCCGGCAGAGCAGCGACTGTTGATGATGTTCAAGGCAAAGCTGAAATCATTGGACGCAAACACCACTTCTTCACAGAAGAGTAAGTTCAATGAAATGGAGGTAGCCGACATTACCAATAAGTACGGCGACAAGGTAGTGAAGGAATACATGGCTGAACACCTTGACTTGTATGCACGTATGGCAGACCCATTCGGATGGGAGAAGTCTTATGGAGCAGACTTATCGGCAGTAGACCCGCAGAAACTGGTAGCTTCTTCTGACGGTATGAGTAGTGAAGCAGGAGGCGACGCGAGCAAGTTGCTTGGCCGTATGGCTCTGCTGAAAGTGAAAGAGCAGGAGAAGATGTTGCAAGAGATAGGAGACCTTTATGCAGCCGAGATACAGCGTCTGAACGAAATGGGCGAAAACGACTTGGAGATAACCGAGTTGCCACTGAAAGCAAAGACCATAAACAAAGGCATTTGGAAGGAAGGTTCAGAGCCAGGCGGCAACAACGCTTTTGCCGACAACACCTATGTAGAGAAGGTGAACATGGCTGTGCTGAAAAAGCCTATGAAAGCCGAGGAGGTAAAGAAAGCTCAGGACGGACTCACGGGCGGCAAGAGTTGGGACGAGTACCGCACTGAGAAGATAGCTGCTACAAAAGAATACTTTGACAATAAGATAGCCGAAGCTACTCAGAAATACGAGGAGCGTGCCGTGAAGGCTGCAACAAAGGCAAAGGAGAAGTATATCAAGGAAGCAAAGAAGGGCCAGAAAGAAAATGGCATGAGCGACGAGCAGATTGAAAAGATGGCTGGCTATCAGTACGAAAGCATCTATAGCGACGAGAAGACAAAGCTTGACGAAGTGGTGAAGAACCTCAAAGCGAAGTATGGCGTGTTTGAGCGTGCGCTTGAAACCTTCAACACAGAAGACGCATTTGTGCTGCCAACAGATATGAACAATCCCGCTGAGGTGAGCGGATTCGGCAACAGCTATGGCAGACTGATAGACATAAAGATAACCGACAACTTCTCGACAAATGCCTCAACAATATCATTCGCCACCTTGGACGGTCGAAGAAAGATAACGTTCCCGATAAATGGGAAAGTAGGACTCGGAAGCGACAAGGCAGACGTTATAGGTATTATTGACAGATTGACAAGACAGGCATCCGCGATGGGTGACAAGCATCTGCGTGTGCTGAGTATGGACGCCTCCAACTGGGACAAGCTGACAAGCAACGAGAGCCGTAAGGACGGATATATCATTACCGGAAACCTGCTGCAAGCTTTGATTGACACTAAGGAGCAAGGCTTGGGCGGTCAGTTGGTTAAGTACACAACAGACACGGGCGAGGTGAAGACTGGCATTTTGATGCCTGAGAAATTTGAGCCGAACGGTCTTGCCAACGAGAAGCCTATAAATAGCGTAGCAGAAAAATTTGAATTGCCATCTAACAAGGGTGGCATAACAGAGATTACTTCTTCGGACGAAGACGTGAAGATAGCGCAAGGTTTCGACTACATGAAAATGGCACGAAACTATACCATTCGTGTCCCGAAGAGCAACAAGAAGGGAGGCAAGTATTTCCTGGATAAAGAGCTACTGAAAATGGTAGATGGCGGTAACTTTGAGACAAGAGGAAACACTATGCTTGCTGAGATAAAGGCAGACAAGCTAAAGGATGTACTTGACAGACTTTCGGAACTTGGCGTAAAGGTAAGGGAAGAAAGCGGGGTGCATTATCGTACTGAGCATGGTGACGCCTCACTGGGCCTTTCTAAGCCTTTGGAAGGCAGGATTGCTGAGACTGTGGAGAAAGTATCGAAGCAGACTGGTGGTAAGGTGAAGATGGTGAACTCGGTTGAGGAGATTGGCAACGGACAGGTGCGCCGTGACATTGAGAACGGTAAGCAGGTGACTGGCTGGTATGACGAGAATACAGGCGAGGTGCATCTGTATATGCCGAATATCCACGACTCGTATACTGCGGAAAAAACCGTTTGGCACGAGACCGTGGGACATGAGGGCATGAGAGGATTGCTCGGAGACAAGTTCAAGGACTATATGAGAGGTCTTTGGATGGACTTAGACAATCCTGTGAATGCTGAGCTTAGAGCCTACGTAAAGGAGCGGATGGGCAAGGACGCTATGGGTTTCTATGACGCTATAGAGGAGTTCATAGCCGAGAGCGCCGAGAAGGGCAAGGGCGAACCCGGGTTCTGGAACTACATCAAGAACAAGGTGACAGATGCCTTGCACGAGATAGGCTACAGAATATCGCCTAACGTGAAGGACGTGAAGTATATGCTGTGGCTGGCGAAGAACGTTCAGAAGAAAAGCAACGACCCCTGGTGGAAGATGAGGGCAGATGCCGTGAAGTGGAAGATAGAGCACGAGAATGTGGAGTACACGAAAATCCATGGTGGCGAGTTCTACGAGAACGACGGCAAGAACCATGACTTCGAGGATATGACCAAAGAAGAATGGGATGAGGCTACGGACGGACAGATACACTACCGTACTGCTCCGAGTGCTGCCACTGCTCTTGACAGATACCATTCTATGCTGAACGCTCACGGCTATATGGCTACAGAGGCGTTTATGGACAACATGCTTTCGCTTGAGAAACTGATGAAGGCTGTAGACCCCTCAATCAAGAAGATAGAGGACGTGAAGAGTTCGATGAACCCTTATGTTCTGCAGAACACCATGCAGGGTGCTATGAGCGACAAGATGACTCTATTTGAACACCAGGTGATGAAACCGCTGGACAAGGCTATGAGCGACGTGCTGGACAGCTTTGCAGGCAAGAACACCGAGGAGAAGATAAGGGAGTGTAACCTGTACATGATTGGCAAGCACGGACTGGAGCGAAACCGTGTGCTGTTCGTGAGAGACTGGTTCAGAAAAATGGAAAAGACAGAAGATGTAGACGATGCTGGTCTTGACAATCTGGATAAGATTTGGAAGGGCGAGAGAAGCGACCTTAGAAGAAAACTTGACTCGGGACAGATAGACCTAAGAGAGTATTACCGTCAGATGGACGAATGGATTGTGCAGAACATCGACAAGGACTTCAAGGCAGAGGAACATGACTATTCGGGTATGCACGGTCTGCAAGAGATTGACGATTTGAAGAGTCCTTATGACGATGCTGGTGCTATAGACTCCGTGATGAGTCAGGAGGCGAAGATGGAGAACCAGAAGAAGGGTTCGGTGGATAATCTTTGGAACAGAATAAAGGATGCCACGAACTACTCTATCAATTCGGACTATGAGAACGGACTGATGAGCGAAGAACTTCGAGACCGTGTGGCCAGTATGTTTGACTGGTATGTGCCTTTGAGAAAGTTTGACGAGGCTACCGCTGAGGATGTATACGGATATATAAGCGGCGAGGACGGCAAGGGCTTTATCGGTGAAACGCTGATGAACGCCAAGGGCAGAAAGAGTCTGAGCGACGTGAACGTGCTTGCACAGATAGGTGCCATGGGTAACCGTGCGATAAGGAACGGCGGACAGAATGCCGTGAAGCAAGCCTTTGCCCGATTCGTGAGAAACAGCGGAATGCAGAACCTTGTGAAGGAGACAAAGGTATGGGTTGAGAAGAAAGGCACGGACATGAACGGCAATGACATCTGGGAGGAGGCTTATCCTCAGATTCCCGACAATGCGAGCGCTCATGATATTGCAGCCATTGTGGATGCCTTTGAAACAGACATGAAGACGAAGCAGGCTAAAGGCGAGGCAAAGACGCTGAGCAACAGCACGGACATAGGCTTCAAGTTTGCGAGGGCGAAGAACAAGAGCGAGCACTTCGTGGACGTGAAGATAGCCGGACGTACACACAGATTCGTAGTGATGGGCAATCCTCGTGCTGCACAGGCTCTGAACGGTATGCTGGAGAACAGTTCGCCGAAAAACGCACTGCTGAAAGGGTTGAAGAGCACTACACGCTTCATGGCTCAGATGGCCACCTCGTACTCACCGGAGTTCGTGATGCGTAACATCATACGTGACGCTGAGTTTGCATCGAGCAACGTAACGGCAAAGGAGGGCGTGAGATACGGCTTGAAGTGGGCGAGATATTATGCAGAGCTAAACCCGGTGAACGTATTCTACAACGAAGGTGCCGGCGCTTTGAAGAGCTTGAAGTGGAAGGACTTGAAGGAAGGCGTGGGCATAGGTCTGTACGCACGATACAGAGAGGGTACGCTGGGCGACTCGAAGATGGAGCGATACTTCAAGGAGTTTATGCAGAACGGCGGTGAGACAGGCTGGGTGCAGGTGAAGACGATGCAAGAGTGGGAAAAGGAATACAAGCATGACGTGAGCCGTGAGCGCAGCAATGTGTCGAAGGCAGGCAAGATGCTTCGTGACGTCCTCGTAGGTAACGTTGAGAACCTGAACGAGATGGCAGAGAACATGGCGAGATTTGCGACCTTCTGCACGTCAAGAGACCTCGGACGCTCGGCTGTGAGAAGCGCCTACGATGCCAAGCAGGTGTCGACGAACTTCAACCGTCACGGCTCGGGCGACGCAATAAAGACGTTCAAGAACGGAGAGATGGGAGCAGGAAAGGAAATGCGCAGAAATGTGTATGGCTTTATAGCGAGCTATCTGAGAAACTACTCGATGTTCTTCAACGCTGGCGTGCAGAGTACGCACTTGCTTATGAATAACGTGAAGAAGGCACCTGTGGGTACTATCGCCTCAATGATGGCTATGCCTTTCGGGCTGGGCATACTGGCTGCTGCCGTGAATAACGCCATGATTGCGAACGAGGACGAGAAGGAGCGCAAGGGCGTGCAAGACCCATACGGCGAGCTACCCGAATACATAAGGAGAAACAACCTGTGTATATATAAAGGTGGCGGTAAGTTCGTGACCATTCCGCTTGCCATTGAGCTGAGGGCGTTCTACGGACTTGGCGATATTGCAGCGGGTATGACTACAGCAAAGAACGTGAAGAGCACGAGAAATGTAGCAATGGACGCTGTGGGCTGTATGTCGCAGCTGCTGCCAGTAGTGGACTTCACGAACACATCGGCCTTTGATAAGGAACCAGGAAAGGAGACCTTAAAGGGTGTGCTGCCTACTGCTGCTGCTCCATTTGTGGAATGGTGGCTCAACAGCGACTGGAAGGGTTCGCCTATACGTCGAGAGGGTGACTACACGGAGAACCGTCCTGCATGGATGAATGCCTACAGCGGAACTCCCGAGAAGCTGATGGACTTGAACAAGTGGGTGAATGCCAGGACTAACGACGTGGCTCCCGGCAACGAAAACATGAGAGGCAACAGTCTGCTTGACGAGGCTACTGACCCTGCAATGCTGAACCACATCATAGGAACGATTGGCGGTGGCGCTGCCACATTCATGACCCGTGGAACGGGACTGGTACTGAAGTATGCTGACGGACGCGAGCAGGAGATAGAGACCAAGGATATACCATTCTTGCGCTCGCTGATGTACACTCCTTCGGAACAGACGAGCATGGCGAGAACGAAAGCGAAGTGGTATAGCTATAAGGAAAGCATGGAGAAGAACATGAGCAACTACTCGATGCTGAAGAACAAGAACGTTCCGCTGACGGAGAGAATACGTAATGCTGCCGACAGACACAGATTTGAGCAGGGGACTGACTATGCGAGAATCCGTATCATTAAAGATGCCGAGAAGCAGATGAAGCGCTGGAACAAGATGAAGCGTCTGAACGCTGACGACAAGAAGCAGGTGGACTTTGCCAACAAGAACATCGAAATGATAATGCAGAAGGCTGTGGAGCAGATGGACGGGATTAGTGAGGAGTAAGGCTGAGGGGTTTAGGGAGGCTTGGTAATGAGCCTTGCTGAGCCTTTCTGGGCCGACTAAGCCTTTGGTGATGACGGGGATATTTTATGCCTTACTGAGCCTTTCTGAGCCTTTGGTGATAGGGAGGTAATTATTAATTATTGTTTTTTTGATACGCAAACTTGGTTATGTGGCTAAGTTTGCGTATTTTTGTATCGAAAACCCACAGCCTTATGACCAAACAGAATTATGATATAACCCGTATGCAACGTGAAGACTTGGCAAAAGCCTATCGTGACGTATATCCCAAGTGCTGGAGCCAGCAGGAGGTATGGGACAAGATAGCGAAGCATCCTGCTCCACGGTATTATATCACGGCTAAGGAGGCTTATGAGAAGCTGAGAAGAATGGTTGTGGGTGACTTCTCGATAGTGAACGCATTGGGCAGCAACAAGCAGAGACTGTACTACTCGCTGTTTGAGCGGATGCAGGAACTGACCCAGAGAAAGGAATATATAGGCAAATCGCTATGGTTTTTATGCCCTATTATAGTATCTCAGCCAGCGCCGGAGTTCTTCATGGCTCCCCGCACTATTAAGGACACGTTTGTCAAATGCAGACTATATGGTAAGGATTTCAGACATGGTGAAGTGTATGGAAGTGGACGTAAGAGCAAAGCTGTTGCTGACGGCTCTAAGCGTCGTGTTGCTGATAATAGGCAATGACTTAAAGGGTTTCAGCGCACACAGCGGACTGCTACCCCACTTCACTTATAGTTTTCTCCACGCCAACGTATGGCACATGGCTGCAAACCTGTTTGTGCTATGGGGCGTAAGACAGCGTATGAACGTAACTGTAGGCTATGTGATAGCCGTGGCTGCGAGCTGGCTGCCGATGTGGGCGGACAAGCCTACTGTGGGTATGTCGGGTATGCTGTTTGCGATGTTCGGCATAATGTGGGGAAAGACGGGAAAATGGAAGGAATACTTGAAGGCAGGAATGCCTGTGATATTGATAATGATGCTTATACCAAATGTAAATGGTTTGCTACATTTGTACTGCTACATATTAGGTTTTGTGTTTTCGTTTTTAAGATTTAAGGTTTATTAGGTTATTGATTAAAAAGACAAGTAGTTTAATATTGGTATGGGGTGTTGGAGCCGTGAGGCGCTGGCACCCCTTTTTTTTGATAATGGGTAATGAGCCTTACTGAGCCTTTCTGGGCCGACTGAGCCGTGGGGTGAGGGTGATTATTTATGGGCCTTGCTGAGCCGACTAAGCCTTTCTGAGCCTTTGCTGGGGAGGGGGCTATGGGCCTTACTGAATTTTTGGAGAATTGGTTGTTATCTTATCTTGTTGGTGAATCGTGGGGCAAAGTCTATTACTGTGCCAGCGAATGTGTCGGATGCCGAGATATTGGAGAGTGTGTAGCTGAAGCGGTAGTACTTCCATGGCTTGCCGTGCAGAGAGTGTAGTTCGACCCAATTACGGCAATCGTTGGAGGCGTAGACTCGCAGCTTGAGTGTGCCGTCGGCGGAGTTGAACAGATGGACTATCTGATGGATGGTCTTGAGCTGTATGGACGAGCCGAGTTTGAGGGGACGTGTGGTGAACGTACCGGAATAGGTCTGAGTGTCGGCTTGGGCAACAGGTATCTTGCTGAAGGAATAGACGTTGTTGTCGGCATCCTGTAGGAGCGTGTCGGGATAGTTGGAGACCGCTCGCTGTATGCGCTTAGAGCCAAGGGATATGGTGGCGAAGGTTCCGTCAAGAAGATTATAGACGTATGCGTAGTCGTAGCTGACGTTGTAGATGAACAGCAGCGAGTCGCGATAGTCGTAGGCAAGGAATGCATTGCGTACGAAGGTAAGGAAACTGACCGTAGCGTCAGAGTACGGCGGATTGGCTCCCGAGAGTTGAGGACTGACACAACGGACAGTGCCGCCAGCTACAGCCATGAGTCCCTTGTCGGAGGTGAAGTAGACGACATTGCCCGTGGGTGTTATTGACTCGGGATTGTTGCAGACTTCGCGCGAAATGGGGTAGGACGCTGAGTAGAGTCCTTCGGAGTTGACGGAGAGTCCGTAGATGCCTTCAGTAGTGAAGACGATGAGCGGATACTGTCCGAACTGTCCCTGTGATATAGGCTCGGTGTTGGCAGCGATACCAAGGATAGAGCCAGTGCCTACGGTGTTGTCGCCCGATGCCTGGAAGACGAAGGGGTTGTTGACAACGGAGGTGAAGATTTGGGAGTCGAGGACTTCGTAATAATCTTCATTAACGACAGGTTTACTAATATTAGTAAGTACAGGAAGTGTACCATCGGGTAGTTTCTGCATAAGATAGGCACCATTGAGACGCGGATGGCCTTGAAGATGGGCGCTTATTCCCTTTTGTGTCGACTCGTCATAGAAAAGGACTTCCTTAGCGTTAGGGTCGGGATAAAAAAACCAACTAAGCAAGGCACTTCTAACATCGCAAAACGCAGCCCCTTTTATCCATACTTCGCCTGCGGTCTTGGACAAACGAACGTAATAAGACATAGGGTCTGATGTAGAAGGTTTGACAGCTATAAAGTGATTAAATCCTGAATAAGGCTTACGCTTGATACCTAAAGCGTTAATACGACTATTATATGCATAAAGCTTGGATGCAGAGATAGTAGTCCATCCCATATAATCATCAACACCGAGCTGTTCCTGCTCGGTAAGGTTAGTAACAACATTGTCGTTTATTAACTTTGTGGTTTCTATACCATTCTCATATTTGTTTATGGATGAAAAAGGAAATTCCAATAATTTGTAAAAAACTCCCTTCTTGGAAAGATTTTCAATAATCTGTTCTTCGGTCTTTATCTTTGCTGGCATAATAATAGAAGTAAGATAACCGTCTGTTTCAAAATATGTAGTAGTTCCAAACGAAAAACTGCGTGTTATTTTGTAAGACCATTTGCCAAGATACGAATAAGCATTTCCAACGACTCCGTCGTATATATAAGTATTCATTAAATCATGAGGCTGGTAGAAACACCAGTCATCATCAATATTAAACTGAATTTCTTCGTCAGAAGCAAAGATAACGCAATCCTTTATTATATCACTCCATTTGTCAGCCTCATTGACAAAAGCTTTAAACCATAGTGAAGCCTGACTAATAGAGGGGACAAAATACCCAACCTTCTGCGTGGAAGCACCATTTCCTGCATCTATAGGTATCAGAGCTACATTATTATGGATAGAAGGCAAGCAAAGAACAGGTGACGAAATGCGAGTATAAGAACCGTCGTACAAACGCAAGGCAAACCTGACAAAAAAAGGAAACGCGAAAAGATTTTCTTTTTTGACTTCTGCAAGATGTAAAGCAACAAGAGCATTAGACGCGGTGTTTATTTCGGAAGTCTTAGATTGTCTTGCACAATATCCTCTGTATGTCAATGTCTTGCTTGTGTCTGGAGTGCCGGAGCTAATAGTTTTAGCTGCCTTTCCTACACCGGAACTATCGTCCCTTCCGGGAGTAACGTATTCTATTTTGCAGAGTTCGTTATTGGACGTATAGAAAGCCTGACAAGTGTCCGTCTTCATGTAATCCTGGAAAGAAATGTAATCAGACTTTTTGATTGGATTAGAAAGAGATTTACTTTCAAGCCAAAAACGAAACTCCGGTCTTGGAAGTTCGGTTCCGAGGTCAATGTACTTTCCCTCTTTATATAATATATAATGTATGCCTTTGTCGGTGGCTACGACGAGGGTGTTGCCTACTGAGGAAATGTCGTAGACTTTGCCGACAAAGAGCGAGCCTTCGTCTTCGGTGATGGTATCGCCGCTGATTGTACCCCAATAGAGGTAGCTATACGTGTCGTCGCAGGTGATGGCGTTGGTGTAGTCGGCACCCTTGTGGATATAGAGGAGCTTATGAGCTAAACCGCCGAGCTGTTTAGCCTGTCGAAGAGTTTGCATCTCGCCATTGCGGAAGATAAGGTCGCGTGAGGCGGAAAGTTCGGTGTCGTCGGACAGGAGGTCGGACGGTGATGTGGTGATGCCTTTGTTGAAAGATAGTGACTTTTGCATAGTGAATTGTTTTTTTTATTTACTGGGCCTTGCTGGGCCTTTTTGAGCCTTACTAAGCCGTGGGTGATATGAGCCTTACTGGGCCGACTAAGCCTTTCTAAGCCTTTGGGGAAATTTTGGGGTGATGATGATGAACCTTTGGGTGCTCTTAGATTGAGGCTTCGGTGCGTACTCCGTCGGAGTGATGCTTGAGGCCTTCGTCGGTGCGCCAGCGTGGGAGTTCCATTTCGTTGGTGGAGACGTAGAGGGCAATGGCGGTGGACATGAGTACGTCGTCGTGATTGCCAGAGCCTTCGATGTTGCCAAGCGAGCCATCCTCCTTGCGCTCGTAGATGCGCAGCTCGTGATACATTTCGGTGTCGGGTTCGTGCCATAGGCGGTCGTCGACGAAGGCTTCAAGGTTGTCGATAAGCCAACCCTTCGTAATCTTATTGGTCTGAAAACCATACTTGGCGAGGACGTTGCCGGTAGTGTCCTCGGGAGAGGAACGGCGCTGGTAGAGATTGGGGTAGTAGTCGGCAATCTCGTTGATGATAGAGCCGAAATGGTCGCCCTCGGTATTATTGTTCTTCTCACGGTCGGCAGTATTGGACTCAATGACAAGGAGAGCATCGTCGTAATAGTGAGCGAGAGCTGCTGCCTTCCATGCAAGCACGTCGTGACGGCAGTGTCCACGGTAGCGAGCCACGACACGAGGCTTGTCCTTGACAGAAGGCATCATGCCCATACGGTCGAGTACGGTCATAACGGTGTAGTCGGAAGTAGAGGACTTGCCACCGATGTCGACGCTGACAACGTAGCGGTCGGAAACACGCAGAATCTGATTGTTGGGCAGACTCCAAATCTTGAGTTCGCCCTCGCCATCGTCGCGTATGGTAATCTTGGAGTTGCGTATGGTGTCGTAAGACTTCTTGCCAGAGGTGACGATGTCGGCAAGGAACTTGGGCTTCTTGACTTCGCCATGACGGAGGTCGTCGATAGAATAAGGATTGAAGACAAGGTTGCCGGAATTGCGGAAAGCCTCCTCCTCGTCGATAGGAGCCTCAGTGGCGCAGAAGGCGTGCGTCTTGAACTTGTTGCGGAAGTTGCGATACCAGTTGATAGCCTGGAAACAAGCTCCCTTTTCCCACATACGCCAAAAGAACTTGCCCGTTTCGCGAAAACCTTTAGGGCAGGTGGAGCGGTCTTTGTTGCGCAGCAGCCACTCGGCAAAAGCCCGAACATCTTCGACAGGCTCCATATCGTTCTCGATGATGAAGCAAGGAATGAAGATGAAGGCATAGGCGTCGTTGTTGGACGGATCCATGGCAAGCTGGCAGCGGTCGTAGAAGAATCCGGAAGCGCCACGGCCTGTAGACTCGAAGACCTCGATGTTGTCCTCAATATTATGTATACCGCCAGAAATAGACGAGATAACGCCTTCGGGGTCGTGCTCGGGTGTCTTCTTCCAATAGGCAACCTCGGAATAGTGGGCACAGTGGAAGTTGTTGCCACGGACGGCATCGAAGTTGTCGAAGGAGGCAACGGTAAGAGTGGAGCGGCGCAGAGCCTTATTGCCGTCGGTGACGATGAAGTCGTCGGGTGAGTTTTCGTAGGGCGAGAGCATGAGCTGTGTGCCCGGGTGTCCGATAGTCCAACCCTTCTGACGCTCAACAGCCTTGCGATACATAGCCTTAATCTTCTTTGATGTGGACTTGACCTGTGAGAGGACAATGGCGTTCCATCCGTCGTGACGGAAGTCCTGCATCCACTTGATGTATAGCTGCGTGAGCGTAGAGCCGCCCCACTGACGAGCCTTAAGGATAACGACACGTATGGCTTTCTTCTCGTGGCGCAGCTTCTCGAAGAGTGCGATGAGCCGTCGCTGTGGGTAGTTAAGGCGGAAGGGAATCATATCGCCCGTGTTCTTGTCCTCAATCTTATCAGTACAGAAAAGGGCGAACTCGGGGTCTTCACGGAAACGTACCTTGAAAATCTCAAATGTGAGGAGGGCGCGTAGCTTCTGCGTGTCGGGCGAGTCTTCGTCGTAGTCCTTGCGGAGGACATGGATAAGAACGTCCTTCAATGTACCGTAGTGCTGCAGGTTCTTGTAAAGGAGGGTGCGCATACACTCCTTGGGAACGTACATCTTGGGTATGATGAAGTCGGGTATTTCGAGACAGACTCGTGACTCAAAATCGTAGCAGCCGAGACCTGTCCACGGGTCGTAAGGCCCGTAGATTTCATTGTAGCGAGATAGGTTTTCGGCTACCAAAGCGTCTATGTTATGGTCGGTAATGAGCATATTCTAATTATTTAATGGGCCTTACTGGGCCTTTTTAGGCCTTTCTGAGCCTTTGGGTGAACTGGGTGATAAGCCTTTCTGGGCCTTTTTGAGCCGACTAAGCTGTTGGTGAAATTTTGGGGTGAGGGCTAATTATTGATTAAAGTCCTTCGTACTCCTTTAGTTCTTCGAAGTCGGCATCTTCGATGCGTGGAACGGGGTTGGCACCAATGGCAAGAGGGTCGTCGGTCTTGGTAGTGGATAGTGCCTGGAGTTCCTGGAAGTCCTTGTTGATGCCCACGGAGACGTTGAGCTGGGACTGCTTGGGGACAACGTGCTTCTGCATGTCGTGATAGAGAAGCAGCCATGCCTTTGGGTCGTGCTTGGCAAGTTCGGAGAACAGCTCTTCGAACTTCTCCTGATTGGTAGAGAGGAGGTCGCGTATGAACTCCTTTTGCGCCTTGCGCCCGGCAGGAAGAAGCTTCTTGCGTCGCTCGGATATGAGAGGAATGTCGTCGAGAGTCTTTTGCATAGTGAATTGTTTTTTATTTGATGGGCCTTACTGGGCCTTTCTAAGCCGACTGAGCCGTGGGGTGAAATTTTTTGGGGTGCAATCGCTTTAGAATGGCTTCAGATGCTTATGGACTGTGCCGGGTATGACTCGGCAGGAGAGGGCTCGTATGTTGGTAATGCCTTCTTCAAGGGACTGCTTGCGGTCGATAGTGCGAGGGTCGCGTGAGGAGAGCGTGATGGAGAGATACTCGTATAGAGTGCCGTCAACGACGTACTGATGAATAGCCTTGACAAGGGAGTCGTAGACGGTGGCATCCCAATAGTCGGGCATAAGAAGAGAAATCTCCCGCTCGTCCCACTCCTTAAGGTCGTTGAGACGGGTGACACCTTCGGGCTTGAGAACGAAAGCGGAAAGGCAATGCTCAACATTGGCTATGTACTTGTCGAACCAACGGAAGAACATGGGGCGATAGGTGTCGGACTCGGAAGTGACAATGTCGGGGGCTGCCTGGTCGGGACGTGAAGCACGCTGTATAAGCCCCGTGACAGCATCGACATCGTAGAAGAGCTGGTCGGCCTGCACGAAAATATGCTTGACTGTGTGCCCATAAGCACGATGGGGCGGTTGAGGCGCAAGTGGATTGGGGACGGGATGCCATCCCCTTTCACGAGAAGCCATGTGCGGATGAAGTTCGGAAAAATCGTGATTCATATAATCCTCCATTTAATTCTTGGTTACAATAGCTGTAAACTCGGTGTACACATCGTCGGAGTGGCGAGAGAACAGCCGGACTTTAGCTATTCCAGTGTTCAGCGGTACGAGCACAAATGTCTTTGGCAATATATGCCGGTCAACTCGCAATATACTCGGGTCGTAAGAACGTGCCTCGATGTCGTCGACAGCACCGCCATTAAGGCTGTAGGAAACCGTTGCTTTTTCGTCAATGGAAATTGTAACTTCGCCTCCGTTGTCGGAACCGTCGACCTTGGCAGTGATAGAGGTGGGGAACCTGACTATGGGGACACTGGGAGCAGAAAGGATGAAGCACTTGCGTATGTCAGCCTCGTCTTTCAGAAGTGCTGCCTGGTAGGGTTCAGCCTGCTTGGCGTTGGTGGTCTTTATCCACCATTGCATCGTAACGTAATCCTCGGTATACTTGGCGCTCAGCCGGGCCAACGCATCTGTTAGCGAACCGTTGAATCTTTTCGACACCGACAGCGTGAACTCTACAATGTCGTCCGTTTTCTCATTGTAGTATATCGCATTGTCGCCTATAGTCTGGGACGTTGGCACGAGGTAGTCGGCGAATATCGTTTTTAGCATTTCCAATGCCGCATGAAAATCCGAAGTGAACACTCGCTCATGCAATGCTTCATCGCCTCCCGTCTCGCTTGCCACAAGAGCATTGTTCGCACCTTGCGCAAGCCTGTCCATCTGTCCCTTTAGGTAGGTGGTTGACTGGAATGCCTCACGTATAAGCGACTTTATGATTTGAAATTTAATTATCATAGCCAATACTTTTTTGTTAGTGATACATTAGTTTCCGGTGAAGTCCGACCCATCATCATTGCACATCTTTCCCGTCACCGAAGAGTAATCTGCGGTTGCTTGCAAAGGAGAGGAAATAGTGAATGATTTGCGTATGCGGTCTTCCAAGTCTTTCATCATGACTGCATGGGGTTCTGCTTGTGCTTGCATTCCTGCTGACAGCCACCATTGGTATGTCATGTATTCTTCCACATACTGTTGTGAGTAGTTTGCAATGGCATCGGTAAGCGCACCGTTGAAACGTCGCGGGATAACAATTGTTACACCTGCTGAACCGTTACTTTGGTCGTATGTTGCCGATATACAATTGTTGCCTACCGACAGGTGGTCTGGAATAAAGAAATCTACATAGACCGTCTTCAACCGTTCCACACCTCGCACGAAATCCTTACCCAACTTTCTTTCATGCACGGATATGTCACCAGCTGTCTCGTTGTATCTTAGCTTGTCTGCCCCTTGCTGTGTGGCTGAGTCTATAGACCCCTTGATGTAGGTGTCGCTCTTTACTGCCTCTATTGCGAGGGGTTTGGATATGGTGAATGTTATCTTCATAATTAGGTGGTTTTATTGTCTTTGTTATATCCGTCTGTCTTCTCATTGTCTTCTATTGTCACAGTACCGCTTACATTGTATACTGTGACTGACGTTCCAGGCGGTTTCTTCACAAATGCCATTTTTACAAGCGAAGCAAGAAGCAGCTGCGCGTCCGATGTATACTTTGGAGCAATGTCTGGCACGGACATATTAAGTACTGATTGCACTACATTTGCCACTATATACATTTTTATATTATCTGCAAAAGCCGATGGCAAAGCGTCTCCCCAACGTGATTTCTCAATGTCAAAGGTTAGCTTTGTTTTGTCGCTTCCGTAAGCGGTTACTATTGGCGACAGTTCCCCAACTATCACTTGGGCTGCTCCCACAATAAGTGTCGGCATTACGCATACCTCTATCTCCGACAGTGTTGTTGTGGCGAACAATGTCCCTCCCGTCGGCGATTTATGGTGCTTTCCAATGATGGAGAGCTGCTGCCGCGCCAATGACGTTATTTTCGAATATTCAATACTTATCTCTGCCATGTTTTCCTTTTATATTTTTATTCAATACAAAATGTTTTATTGCATCAAATACCCCTGCGCTCTCTCTGCCGCCTCTTGGTCCGCCCCCGGCACAACTCCGTTCTGTGGTGCTTGCTGTCCCATTTCCGCCTGCTGCGCTTCAAGCTCTGCCTGCTGACTCTGAATGTCCTGCAGGAGGCGGTCGGCAAACGGGGCGTTGAGGTTCTGCAGATACTGAACGACGTTGATAGCACCAAGTTCGAGGAGCTTGTCGAGCTGGTCGTTGATGTTGTTCTGATAGGCAGCGGTGGCAGCTGCGTTCTTGATGGAAATCTTGAACTTGATGTCGCGTGCAGCCATACGGTCGTACTCCAACGTGGACGTGTAGTCGCGATTGAAGATGATGCGTCCGTCCTCGTAGTACTGCTTGATCATCATGCACTTCTTCTGAGCGACGTTCTCGGTGAACGACTCTATGTCCTTCAGGATAGAATAAAGAGAGGTGGAGGCATTCTGCGACTCCTGGGCATAGCGTGAAGCAGACGTGCCGGCTGTAGGAGTCTTGCCCTGTAGAGCACCCGACACATTGGAAACCTCACGGATGAGATTAAGCTCAATCTGTAGGAGTTCGTTGGTGCCGAGATTGACGGCGTTGGATGTAATGACATCGGGGCGCGAGTTGGGTAGTGTAGCCTTAGGAGTGTAGAATATCATGCCGTCGTACTCGGTGGCCTGTTCGGCAAACTGGTCGGGCGTCATACCGTCGAGAACCTGTGTAGGCACGAGCATAAGACCCTTGGCAGAGGAACGTATCGCCATATCGTTCATAATGATAAGGCGGTTGATGTAACGCTGCTGGTCGATGATGTTGCCCATGAAGGGATGGATTTCGCCGTTGATGTAAGGATACAGCTTGACGGTGAAGGGGTGAGACTTGAAATCATAGGGCGACTCGCCACGACAGAGGACAGTTCCGTCGGGTGCCATGTAGGTGTAATACCAATACTTATCGGCTACCTTCTTGGATGTGATATAGGCTCTATCCTCAGGCGGTACGCCCATAAGGTCGTACTGACGCTTGCGCTCTGCATTCTTGGCGTTGAGCTGGGTGATAAGAGCCTTGTCGTCGCACTCGATACGGAAGTAGGCATCAGACTCGTTGGTGGCTATAGGGTCGTAACACTGGTAGCGATACTTGGTCTCGGTAGTCCACACCTCAATGACACGGACGCAATGGCCACGACGAGACGGAACATCGAACGAGATATTAGACAAGTCGTTGATGTCGTTGTGCGGCGTGCCCTCGGTAGAAACGTCGTCGGGGTCGATGTTGAAGATACGGTTGAGCCGATTGACGTCAAGTCCGTATTTGTCCTTTGCGAATTTCTTGTAAAGGTCTTCCCTTGACACATCATGAAGCACACCGATAAGCGAGAAGTCGAGGTGTCGGGGGTCGGAGCCGCCCTCCCAAAAGACATAGTTAGGCTCGACGTAGTCAGTCCAAGAGTCGTCAATCTCCTGTTCGCGGTCTTCGTACGTCTCACGGCAGACCACAACACCACCGATAAGATAATCTTCGAGGACATGCTTGAGGAGGTCTTCCATCTGTGTGTTCTGCCAGTTGCACTGCATTGTGGCAGACATCATATCGGAGAGGGACTGAGAGGAGCGTGTGCGTGCGAAGCATACAGGCTCGGTGCCCTGCTTGGCATAGAGACCAACGATGGTGTTGAGAATGGAGACCATGACGTTGTTGGAGAGAGGAACGGAGCCTTTCTTCTTGAGATATTCGCGCTCGGTGTAGTCGTAGTAGAATCCGTTCTTGTAGACCCGTACGGTGTCGCCCCACTGGTCACCGTAGCAATATCGCTTAGCCCGGTCGCGAGCGAGGCGTACGGCTTCAAGATTGTTCCACGCCTGCCAACATCGCTGCAATAGCTCATAGTCGGTATTGCTGCCATGCTCGTGCTCCATGCGTCGGCGTACGGAGTCGAACGTCTTGCCCGAGGACGGCATAACACGTGATAATGTGGGTATATTCTTCTGCATATTCTGTATGTAATAACATTGTGTATCAGCGCAAAAATACGTGAAAAACAAGCCCTAAATGCCGTGTTTCGTCCTACAGACGAAAGACGGAAAAACAGTGATAAAAAACTAAGATATTTGCGGTTTAGAAAGTCAAATCTAAATTTTACAGAAAGAAAAATGGACGAAGAAAACAAAATCAAGAATGGCGTTGCACCCGGACAGGATGCGATGGCACCTCCTGTGGAGGAACGTCCGAACCGCAAGGCCTTTGCAGAGCGCTTCGGCAAGCGTCACAAGGACATTGACTTTGAGGACAAAGAAGCCCGCTACGGCGCGATGAACGAGGATGCAGACGCCTTGTCGGCATACGAGGAGAACGGACGTGCGCTGAGCGAAATGTTTGACAACAACCGCTGGCTTGCAGCAATGGCCATGGACTTGAAGGACAACCCCGACATGAACCCGATAGAGTGGATGGCCAAGCAGGGCATAGACATCGGCGCAGCCTTGGAAGACGAGGAAATGGGCAAGAAGGTGGCTCAGCAGATTGCGGACTTCCAGCAGAAGAAGGCTGACGAGGAGAGTCACGAGCAAGAGATTGCGGAGAACCTGAAGCAGTCGGCCGACGCCATGGACGAGTTGGGTCTTGACGATGATACCAAGGCAGACCTGTGGGAGAAGTTCTTCAAGATAATAGGCGAAGCGGAGGACGGCAAGGTGTCGGCAGAGACATGGGCACTGTTCAAGAATGCGCAGAACTATGACGCAGACGTGGCTTCGGCTCGTGAGGAAGGAGCTATGCAGGGTCGTAACGAGAAGATTCAGAACAAGGTGAAGCGTTCGGAGAAGAACGACGTGCCCCCTTCGCTCAACACGAACGGCGGTGCTCAGCCTGGCAAGAAGAAGGGCGGCAGCTTCTGGGACGGCTTAATCAAATAGTTCTTCTACAAAAGACTATAGGACACCTATCTTATTTATTATTATTTATTAATTTCTAAAAATATCAATCAAATGAAACACAATCGGTTTATTAATTTTATTAAAAGTGGACGTTTCCTTACTTGGCTTTTTCTTATGCTTCTCTCCGTTGTAACTGGCGGTTCGTCGCTCATGGCTGTTGCCGACACCGTTGCTCCTCAGATTGGCGGCGAGGGCCCTGCCCCTGCTTCCGCTGCCGAGGCTGCCGCCAACGAACCCGTTGAGGCTGGCAAGAGCGACCTCAACAGTCCCGGAGGTAAAAAGGACGGTCAGGATTTGACGGGCTCGCAGGCATCGTCAACGCAGCTCAAAGAGGGCGACATGATTGATGAGGAGTGGGACAGAAACATCGTAAAGTTCTACCCATACAAGACTCCGCTTCTTAGTATCGCCCGACAGGTGGCTACTAAGGTGGCTATCAAGAACTGGACCGCCAAGCACATGCGTATTGGTGGCGAGACTCTCGACGGTAAGACTACTGCCGAAATCACTGGTGGTGACACTATCGAACTCAACTCTACCAACTTCTCAGGTTCTCTCCGTCCGTTCTACAAGTGCTCGACCGTGTACGTGCCCGACGTGGAGGGCTACAAGGAAGGTTCAACCACAGAGCGTGAGGGTATCTTGCAGCTGTACGTAATCGAGTCGAACGGAAAGAAGGTCACTCTCCAGGCTACCAACGGCAAGGCTAAGAACAATGGCACTCCTGCCGACGACCTCGATAGCATGACCTGTCCCGACATTCCTTCTGGTTCTGTCTTCCTTGTTGGCTCAACTGCCGCAAGCGAGTCTCAGCTTATGGTTCCTCCTGAGAACATGCAGCCTCGCGAGAAGGAGATTTGCGTGCAGAAAAAGCTGCTCAACATTCTCTTTACTACCGACTTCGAGAAGGTGCAGACCAAGGTGCCTATCACTGTCAACGACCTCAAGGCTGACGCTATCATGAAGTACAACCTCCGCGCCGAGCGTTCTTATTGGCTTGGCACTAAGCGACGCTTTAAGGTGCTCACCGAGGATGGTGCTGTTGAGGACGTGTACATTGCAGAGGGAATTCTGCCTCAGATTACTAATGCCTATGCTATTGGCGACGTTCAGGAGTGGACCGACTGGATTGCTCTCTCTAAGCTTCAGTTCACCGACTTTGCCGAGAATAACCACGCTTACGTATTCGCAGGCAAGAACTTCATCGAGCGCATGGAGAAGATGAAGATTGACAAGGACGGCAAGAACGACATCATCAATCACGACGAGTTCGACCTCACTTTCAAGCGTATCAAGGACACCTTCGGTACATTCGACGTTGTTTGGGATCAGACTCTCGACCTCATGCACATGGAGGACTTTGCCGTTATCATCGACCTCAAGGCAAGCCGTCGCTACGTACGTGTAGCCAACAAGGAGCGTACCAACGACATGTCGAAGGGTGCAGGTGCTATCCGCGACGCTAAGCGTTGGATTCACGAGGAGGCAGACTGTATCGCTCTGCGCGGTTACAACTCTGTGCTTGCTGGTCCTGAGGACAAGATTTCTAAGCTTGGCATGACCACTCTTCAGACTATCATCTCTGCTCCTAAGTTCCCCGAAACACCGTCTGTCGGCATGAAGGTTGCCCTTACCCAGGACTACGTCTCTAACGATGTTCAGTACGACAAGGGTACCGTCTACTACTACAACGGCACAAAATGGGAGCTATACAGGGGTCAGGACGTGGCTGCATAAAGAGTTATATTTCCGTAATAAATAAGTTGTCCCGATAAGTCCTCGCTGAGCAACGGCTTTGCTCGCCAATGTCTCAGCGAGGCTTATCTTTAAAATTCCAAAACGCAATGATTAAGATATATAGATTAAAACAGGTTCGCAATAATGTTTCTCATGTTCTTGTTGGCGCAGGTGGCAACAAGGTTCGCTACGAGTTCACAGGTGGCAACGTCATTGCTGGTACTTGTCCCGAAATCTCTCTTAAGGGTAAGTACTATCAAGACCTTCTTGAGAGCAGTAAACTTTTCACGTCCGGTACGGTGGTGCTGGTGCGCGAAATCAAAACCTCCGACGACATGAAAGAGAATGTGCCGAAGCCAGAACCTAAGAACGTGAATACGGCAGACGCGGTGACTACGCCCGACGAACTGCTCGTGTACATCAACACCAACTACGACAAGAAGTTTACCGACCCGAGCAAGGCGTTGGCTTTTGCTGCCAAGGAGGGAGAGGTGTTTGCTAACTTGAACCTGGGGTAATGGGGCTTTGGGGGTGAAGGAGGGTGATGAGTCTTACTGAGCCTTTCTGGGCCGACTGAGCCATTGATTGAGGAGGAGCTATGAGGGCTGCTGACAATCATTGAACGTTAACCATTAACACTATTAGGTATGACCGTAGGAGAGATTATAGAAGAGGTGAAGTGGTGTATAGACCATGAGACGAGGGAGGACTCGAAGCTGAGTGACGGCGGAGAGGATACCTACATGGACAACATCATAAGGGCGAAGATAAACGACGCTCTAAGATGGGTGGCTGTAATGACGGGTAAATGCACGAGTGTGAAGACAAAAAAAGACACGGATGCCACTACTGCCAAGACACTGACTGTCGAGTCTTACATTGACGACATAGGAGTGGCGACTCTGCCTGACGGTATCGCTGCTGCGGACATACGACGTGTAAGGATAGACGGATGGCATAAAGCTGCGGTGCCAGTGGACGACACGAGTGACGACGCACTGCTGATGTTTGACGAGGCGGTAAAGGGTTCGCAGGACAGACCGCTGGCTACAATAATGCGTGGAAGCACGCTACAAATATTAGTACAGCCGTGGGAGACGGGCAACGAGGTAGAAGTGGCCTACGTTGGAACAGGAAATGTTATTAACAACACATCGGACAGCACATCTGTAGATGTGTCAGACACACAGAAGAATGCTTTCATATACTATATTGCTTACCTGCTACTGGCGGCGTATGAAGACGCTGGTGCACAGACTATGCTCAGCATTGCGATACAAAGTCTGGGAATTAATACACAGAAATGATATGGAGATAGTGACAGCTACGTATGACGCAACAGAACAAGCATGGGTGACTCCTGTGCTGGAACTGAAGCGTGACATCTATCTTATGATTAGCTTGAAGAAAAAAGGCAAGATAGTGATAAGACAGAACACGGGAGACGGCAAATGGCCTCGTGTGCCTATAGAGGTCCATAAGGACATGAAGGCTTTCTGCCTGCGTATGGAAATGAGGGCTGAAGTACTACAGATAAGAATTTACACATCAGAAGAACCGGAGGAAATAAAGTATGCCTACATTTAGAAATGACGTAAAACTAGGAACGAAGGTTCCGTTGATAAAGACGGACGACCTGGACGACAGGTGCGTGACGGAGGAGAAACTGGCGGATGGTTGCGTAAGTGCTGATAAGATTGCACAGGATGCTATAACTGCTGATAAGATTGCAGTAGGCAGTATCGGCACAGAGAAACTGGCGGATGGTTGCGTGACGGTGGAGAAGCTTGCGGATGGTGCTGTGACTGCTGATAAGATTGCTGTAGGCAGTATCGGTACAGAGAAACTGGCGGATGGTTGCGTGACGGTGGAGAAGCTTGATGGCAATATTACTTCAGACATAAAGAATGATGTTGCAGAGAAGACCTATGAGAAGATGAAAGAGAAGTTTCTGCCATTGACTGGTGGAACTATAGAAGGTGAAGAGAGAACTACAGGAAAAACAATCGTAACATTAGGTTCTCAACCTCAGACAATACTGAAAGGAGGAAGTATTGTGGTTAAGAAGTCATATCTTCGGAAGCCTAATCTTGGAACAACCTATCCACCTGGAACATCTATGCTTAATATAGAAGATACTGTTTCTATTTCTGAGAAAAGTATTATAGGTCTTCAATCAGAGACTGCTACATCAGGTTGGGATAAATCTAATCTTAAGTTTCAAATAGATAAAGATGGGGTACAAGCTAACGGTTTTAAAACCATATCTCAGAATATACAAGGACTTCTTGCTAATGATGGTAGTATAGCAACCGCAATAAGTGTAGGTGATATAGATGAAATGTTTAATAGATAAAGGGGAAGGAAAATGAGTAATTTTTTAGATAAAGTAGGATTGCAACATGTTGTAGAGAAGATAAAGGGTCTGCTTAGTGGATATCTACCATTGAGTGGAGGTACTATGACTGGAAGTATAGTGTATACTGATAAGGTTACTTTAAATGATAAAGAATTAAAGTTTGGAAAAAATAATGATTTAGTACAAACATCTTTTAGTCAAGGCGGTGTAACAATAAACACTAAGAAGGTTGGAACACTTCTGAAACCAATAGAAGTTAAAGTAAGTACAGACGGTTTTACTTTCAGAAAGAAAGACGGAGATAAAATAGTAGACCAAGCTAGTTTATCTATAAGTGACTGTACAACAAAAAAGTTCATATTAACTAAAAAAGATAAAACCAATAATGGTGATAGTATAGAGCAAGATGGTCTTATAGCTAACAACTCAGAAACTGTAGTAAAAGAGGTAAATGATGTGAAAGCTTGTGAGATATATTATGCTGATAGTATAAGCGCTGATGAAAAAGGTTACTTAGGAATAGATGCATTATCTACAATCTATCAAATAATAGATTTAAAGACTTCATTACTACAAATAGTAACAACAAAAGATATAGAAGTATCACCTTATTTCCAATCCATAATAGGAGACTCTGAAATTAAAATACCTATATCAGCAAATACCACTTGTTGCTTACGTAACGATGTATGGGTGTTATATGATCCAGAATCTATTAAGGCGATAGTTGCCAAAGGACTTTTATCATATAACCTAGAAGGGTTCAGCAACCTGGAAACCTTTAGAAGTAATGGCTCATATCTACAAGACCTTAATGCGTTTAGGGGTGCATTTGAAAATTGTACAAAATTAACTTATGTAGATGTAAATGATTGGAATATAGATGCTGCGACCACCTTAAGTAGTATGTTTTATAACTGCTCTGCCTTATCAAATATTACCTTAAATCTTTGGGACACGAGAAATGTAACTGATACAAGCAATATGTTCGCCCAGTGTTACAGCTTGGAGAAGTTAGATATTACAGGATGGGATATGACAAATGTAACAGATATGACAGATATGTTTGCTGGTTGTTCCAAGATTAAGAACTTATTACTAAGTGAGGGTTTTGGACGAATGAAAGCTGAGGTAGGTACACTGGATCTATCTTCATTAACTCTTTGGACAACGAATTCTGTGCAGACTTTGTTAACACTTTATGACCGTAAGGCAAATGGAATGGGAGTGATAACAATTAAGTTGTCAGCGGCTACTAAGAATGCTTTAGGTACAAGTGGAATACAGACATTGACTGCTATGGGATATACTATAGCTTAATTGACAAGAGTTAAGTTGATAGATAAACAAAATAAATAAAAAGAAGACAATGGAAAAAATTAAAGCAAGTGAAGGAATGTATCTGACACAGAAGGAGATTGAGAATGAAGGTGCAAGAGTGTTTGTAGTTTCATTGTTCCTGGCAGATAATGACAGTGCTGACAACTGGCGTGAGGCTACTATGGAAGAATACTATAAGTGGCAGCAGGAGCAGGATGCTAAGTTGGAAGCACAAATGAATAGTGTGAAAAAGAATACTATGGAAGAAGTAAAAGCAAAGCTTCTAAATAAAACAAAACAGAATTAATAACAATTAAATCAAGGAAGAAAATTTATGAGTAATTTTTTGGACAAGGCTGGTCTTCAGCATTATAATGAGAAAATCAAGGCGTATGTAAGAACTATAGCAGGAGCTGACGTACAACAGCACGAAAATAGAACGGACAATCCACATCTTGTAACAAAGAAACAGGTTGGACTTGGTAATGTCACTAATGAAGCACAGATACCATTGAGTCAGAAGGGTGTTGCCAGTGGTGTGGCTACACTTGGTACTGATGGTAAGCTGACTGCTGCACAGCTGCCTGCAATGAAGACTGTGAATGGTGTGAGTGTTGTAGGCTCTGGTAATATCAGTATTGACTTGTCACTGTATAAGGTAGTAGACAGTCTACCTACTACTGGTATTGACGCTACAAAAATTTATATTGTTCCTGCTAAGACTACTGGGGACAAGAACATCAAGGCTGAGTATGTGTACACTGGTAACCCTGCAAGTGCTTATGATGCTACAAAGTGGGAGAAGCTTGGTGAGGCCCAGACAAACATTGTGGTGGATGCTGATCTAAGTGCTACATCTACAAATCCTATTCAGAATAAGGCTGTTAAGAGTGCTATAGATGCGCTGAATACTACTGTTGCAGGAAAGCTGAATAAGACTGATTATGTAGTAGATGCAGAACTGAGTGCTACTTCTACTCATCCTGTGCAGAATAAAGCTGTGAAGAGTGCTGTGGACTCTTTGACAAGTTCAGTGAATAGTAAGGTTGCTACTTCTACTTATAACACCAAGATGTCGGCATTGGATAGTTCTATCAGTGCTTTGCAGAGTAAGAATACTGCACAGGATAGTGCTATTGAAAAGAAGTTGGATAAGTCGGCTTATGTAGTAGATAATGAGCTGAGTGAAACATCTACCAATCCTGTGCAGAATAAAATTTTAAATTCTGCCTTTAATACGATAACTGATATCTTAGATGATCGTGTTAAAGATATTGTAGCAGATATTCCTAAAGGGATTATGCCTTCTACAGGAACAGCATGGGCTATGGTACCAAATCCTGAAAAGACTGAGGTACAAGAAGTAAATGGTGGTGTAAGATATACTTTTAATGCTGCTTTGTTTGCAACTAAGGAAGGACTTGAATCTTGCTTGAAGAAGACAGATATGACAGCAATCACTAATGAGGAGATTGATGCAATGTTTTAAAAGAAAAGAAGCATAATAGGGAAAAGGAGCGAGTATCTACGGATATTACGCTCCTTTTTTTATACATTGTACATATTAATTACTTTTCAATAAAAGTTTCAGAATACACAGACTCTTGTATCATTTCTTATATTGTAAAATTGGGTACATGATTAATAGCAAATGTGACATGGGGTTTTGTGTAACTTCTTAGCTTGTTCGAGAGTTACTTGTTTTATCTCACAGCTACAATTGCGCAAGCCCTTGCAAGTTGCAGACTTGTGGTAACGACGTGCGTGTGGGCCTGTGCATACATAAACATTGTCGCCGGCTACGCAAGCGAACAGAGCTAAAGATAGAAGTATTGTTTTCATAAGAGTTATTGATGTATTGCTGCAAAAGTACTAAATATCAGCGATACGGACAAGAATATTTTACAGAAGTCGTGTAAAATGTTTTACAAATAATGTTTGGCGACGGGATAAGAAGCTTGTGCGAGAGAACCGAGGAGATAGCAAGGGGATTCTGTGTTGAGAGGAATACTGTAATAATCGGATATGTGGGTGACGGCGTGGAGAAGTTCGTGGGTGAGGGTATTGAGGAATTGAGAGGGAGAAGAAGAGGGACAGAGAACTATGAGGGTGCGGTGGAGGGAAATGTTGGTATAGGTGAAAGCAGTGTCGGGGACAGAGTGAGAGACAAGAAGGCAGGCATCTTCAAGGGGCTGCGAATGACAGCCGAGAGATTGAAGATGTCTGCGGATAACATCAACCTTAGAAGAAGGGACGTTATAGAATATCTGCACCGTCCAATCGTAGGAATGGAGGTATATTTGTTGTGAGCGCATAGGCTATGAGGGGTCTAATACGTCTTCCCACGGGATTGGCGTGCCGGAAAGGGCGCAATCGGCATAGAAGCGGTTAAAGACGAATCCGTCGGGCTGGTCTTCATCATCGACGTAGTCCTTGACAAAGAGAGCAAGGGCACGCTCATCGGTGATGGAAGAGCCGTAGAAGTCGGCAAGAGCCATGTTAAGGACATAGACATGGTCGTAGGCAACGGCATTGTCGAGAGTGATGCCGTACTTGTGAAGAGTCTGTTCGACCTTTTCCTTAGTCCAAGGCGTGATAGGCTTGTTGTCGCGACGCATACGAGAGACAGCGAAGTCGTGCATACGGCGTGAGAAGTGATAGCCATAGTAACGCAGATAGGCGAGCATTTCGGGCGGACGATAGTCGTACTGAGAAAATGACTGACGAGGTTTCATTTGACAATAGGGATTAAGAGGAGAATGTCGTAGTGACATTCTCCTCGGGTTAGACATTAATAATCATAGTCGCGACGTTCGCGTGGACGGCGGTAGTCGGGATAGTCGTCATGTTCTGACTCGTGACGCTGATTGCGGTAGTCGGAGCTGCGATAGTCGGGCATAGGACTGCGCTCGCCATACCGCTCACGCTTGATAGAATCGAGACAGGACATAACCTTGCCTCCATAGCGAAGCATTTTCTCGGCGTTCTCGGTGAGTTCAGAGAACTTATCCTCGGTAATTTCAACAATAAAATTCATAGTCATAATGTTTTTTAAGTTCGAAAAAGAGAGGACTTCCTACGCCTTAGGTTTGAGAGCCTGAGCAAGCATGCCCTGGATATTGGAGAGAGTGCCTTCAATGCCAGACATCTTGGTTTCGAGTTGGGAGATTTTCTGCTCCTGCGCCTTCTTCTCGGCTATCTGAGGGTTGAGTTGGGCGAGCATGGACTCGCAAGAGGAGACCACAGAGCGATGATAGTCAACGCTTTCGAGAATCTGACGAGACTGACGGAGCATAGCCTCAACCTCGGCAGACATAGCCTCGCGCGACTCAGAGACAACGAGCGAGCCGGAATTGGCAATCTGACCATTGGAAGGGAGTTGCTTGAAATCCATTTCGCCATCGGTAAGTTTCACACGGACATCGACCACAGACTCCATCGGTTGAGGGGAGAACTGTCCGGGCTGATAAGTGGGGAACTTAGGCTGAGGATTGGAAACGGAAACAACCTGTCCAATCTGCAATTTAGGCTCGTTGCTCTTGTCAAGCACATAAAAAATACTATTAGTACGCAAACCGCTGAACATAAGAAATCCTTTCTTTTAAGAATAGGTTAGACAATACCCGTCATGAGCTGAAGGGTGTTAGTGTCGCGTTCGAACCAGAGCTGGAAGACGCCAGTGCCTGGGAGGTCGGCGACGGTAAGAGGAGAGCCGTTGTACTTAGTAACGGCTTGGGTAGCCCCGTTCGTCTCGAAGAGAATAGGGAGCGTGCCAGTGGTGCCGGTAGGGATGGCCTGAGCCAGCTTAACGAAGACCGTTCCGCGGTAGTTGGCCGATGCAAAAGCATGGTTGCGGAAGGAGAACGTGACAGCTGTAGTAGAGACCGCTACGGCAGTGGAAGCCACGGCAGCAGAACCACGGCGGTTGACCCATGAGAAGGGATAATTCCAAATAGGTGTCATATAGAAACCTCCTTTCTCATTAACCCCAAAAGCCGTTGGCATTGGCATTGGCGTAAAGGCCGTACTGAGCTGCGACACAGTTGGGAACAGTAACAAAGGGCTGATAAGGAACAGTCACGGTGTTAGGCTGGGCACACTTGATTTCGCCTACCTCCTTCTGCAGACCTGCAAGAACAGCGTTGACGGGGGCGAGAGCCTGACCGACAATCTGCGAAGTCATTGCAGACGACTTGAACGTAGAGTTCTCTTCGCGAAGCGAGTCAATCTTGTTCTGAAGCTCGCGCATGACAGCCTGCTGCTGACCATTGACGATGGTCTGTGTGCTGTCCTTGATAGCGTTTTGCAAGTCGCAAGTCTGACGCTGGGTCTCGTAAGCCACATTAGCAAAGCCACGTTCCTGTCCGGTAGCCACGCTGTTGATGGCAGCCTGGAGAGTGTTTGTCTGCTGGCAGGTAGCAAGACGATTCTCGCAGCAACAGTTGGCAAGCTGTTGGGCAATCTGCATATTACCCTGCTGGAGAGCGTTGATGGTCTGCATACCGCTCATACCTACCTGATTGCCTACAGACTGAACCTGTGAGGTGAGAGCCGAGATAGCCGACTGAATCTGTCCCTCGGTGCAATTGAGCTGGGTGGCGAGGTTGGAGATAGCATTACGGTTGCCACCGATTGCGTCCATAAGCAGAGAGCGTCCGTAGTCGTTGTTGATTTCGTTGGCTATGGCGCCACGTCCGTTGCCGCCGAATCCACCCCAACCGTTACCGCCCCAACCCATAAGGAAGAAGAGGAAGATAACCCACATGAAGCCACTACCGTCACCCCATCCGTTGCCGTTCTTGTTCATCGCAAGAAGGAGATTAGGATCAAGACCGTTGCGCTGGAGGAGAGGAGCAAGAAGCGACATCATACCGCCACCGCACTGGCCATCATTGCCGAATACATAAGTTTTTGTTTCAGACATAATAATAAAAGTTTAGGTTTCGCCCCAACATTGGGACTTGAAGCAAATTTACTTATTATATAAGGTGTTGCCTAACGATGCTCAAATGAGGAGGATGATGCTCAAAGAAAAACCGTTCTGTTATCACAACAGAACGGCTACAATAACGATTATGACAAAAATAAAACTCTAACACTTATTTAGTTTGCAACTATCGAGTTCGGCAAGACTCCATGAGAGTTCTTTGAATCCCGGGGATTTGCGTCCGTGAGGAATGCGTCCTTCAGATACGTAGCGGTCGAACTTGGCGCGAGACATATTGAGATAACGGCAAGCCTCGTACTTGGAGACACGACGCTCCTTGTCGGCAATCATCGTGCAGAGGTCGAGGAACATGCGTTCTTGCTCGTCGGTAGTGGCACATTCGCCACTATCGATGCGGTCGATTAGTTCGACGAGAATCTTGCGGATAGATTTTAAGAGGACTCCCATGAGGTTATATTTTACGGTGATAAAGCCATATCATAACAACTATATATATTAAAGACACCAAAAGTGTCAACACGTATACACCCTTAAGAATGTGAATCCATAACGGGACAGTCCGCTCTTGCGGAACAGGAACATCGACGCTTTTCTCACGGACAGCGTAGACAGTGTCGTGCTTGATAGAGAGGCGGTCGCGCCAACGGGTAATCTCCTTGGTGCGATAAACAGTGTCGCCTTTGACAATGGACTCGAAGTAGACGGAGTCGTGCAGATAGACGCTGTCAAGGCGAATGTTGTTGATATGCACCGTGTCGTGAAGCGTACGTTCGAGGACTACGGGTCGTGGGGATGAGCAGCTGGAGCAGGAGACAATAATACCTATCCAAATGGTCATTATCACTACAAACCAATAGAAGTCGCTGATTATTGAGCGCAACCATTCGCGCTGCCCGTTATCGTTTATATTCATAGCTTTTAATTTTTAAGAAGGACACTCTTTGCCTTATCAAGGAACGCACGTCGCTGTTCGAGTCCGTTGGTACCTCCGTTAATAACCTTCGTTATCTTGACGAGGTCGTCCTTGTCGGCATACTTATTGAGATTATGTGAGTCGAAGAACCACATAGAGGATTTGACAGCACCGAGAGGCTTGGAGAGAAGTTCTGGATTGTTGACAACGTCGCCTTTGCAGTATTTAGAATTATTGTATGCGGTATAATTCGCGCGTCCTGTGATTTGGATAAGTCCACGACCCCGGTACTTGTATCCGTCGCCATCCTTTTTCGGTGTATTGCCGAGCGTCTTGGCGAGGCGTCCGGTATCGTACTTGTCGAAGTAATGGGTAGGGCCTTGTTCTTCGGTGTACTTAAGACAAGCAGACTCGTGGAGAATCTGCGCGAGATAATGGCACATACGAAGAGGAGTGGTAATATGAAAGGCTTCTGCATAGCCGTTGATATAGTTGATATACTTGTCAACATAAGGCTCAGAAGCAGGAGCTATCTGAATGAGTTGCTGTCGTGTAAGTTTCATTTGAGGTCGTCGTTATTCGGTTCGGGAGAAAAATGCTTGAATATCGTGAACTTCTCTACGAACTTGACTGTAAGTATGTAGTAGAGAAGTGATGTGAGCTTATGCCATGTGGAACCAGGCGTACAGAGACTGCGCCAGTTGCGTACGATGTTGGTGCCGAATAGGTAAATGGCAGCAAAACAAACGTATTTGACACAGACAAGCGCCTGTTCTTCGGTGTGCATAAAGTGCCCGACGATAAACATCGATGCTGCCGTAGCGAAGAAGATAAGGCAATAAATGAAACACATGCCAGCCTTTCGCCATGACCATTCCTCGCCGTTGAATATGGCAGCGAGCAGACCGAAGACGAAGTTGACGACAAAGAGTATGAGCATACCTGCCATGAAGTCCTGAATGGGACTCAATAAGGCGAAGAACGCCCCGGTAACTGCTATTATGATACTTCTAAAATCATTCATACCGCAAATTTAACGTACAAAAGAATATGTATTGCGGTGATTCGTCTGTAGGAAGAATAAAAACAGCGACCCTTGGATGGGTCGCTGTGTGGTATAGCTTAGAATTTACCTTCAATGTTATTGAATGCCGAGCGTACGTCGCGGGACAGAGTGCGTGCGTAGCGCTGAGTTTGTCGGAGATTGGTATGTCCGAGAACCTTTGATACAACGTTTATAGGCATTCCTTTGGAGAGGAACATCGTAGCTGCCGTGGCTCGTCCCATGTGTGAATGTAGACCGTCAACACCTATCATCGAACCTATGACTTTAAGATAGTCGTTGTAGCGCTGATTTGAGAGCGTGGGCAGCTTGTTCTTGTACTTGGTGAGTATATCGACAGCCTGGGGGAGAAGCTGAAGGACGAAATCAACGTCAGTCTTGGCACGGCGGTCGTGATAAAAATACTTACCGTCGATAAGGTCGCACTCGTTGAAGTCGAACGCCATGAGGTCAGCATACGCAAGCCCGGTGTAACACTGGAATAGGAAAAGGTCGCGAGCCTTGCAGAGGTGAGCCGTGGAAACGGTGAGATTGCGGACGGCATCAAACTGCTCGACTGTGAGGCAATCGACATACTTCTTGTCGCCACGGCTTATCTTGAAGCTAAGGCGACGATACGGATTTTCCTGCACAAGGTTGTCAATGACTGCATCGTTAATGAAGAGTTTTAGATACTTGTGATAGTTGTAGATGGTGGACTGCCCTATCTCGCGAGTATGCAAATATTCGTCCATCGCACGGACATTGGCGACGGTAAGGTCAGCGAAGGAAACTATCTTGCCCCACGAGCGCAAGAAGCGAGTGAAGACACGGTAGCGAGTCTTAGTGCTTTCAGACACACGCCGCTTAAGGGTACGCTGTTCACAGTAGGTAGGGAAATCCATTTCCTCGGCACGTTCGCCTTGATAGAGCTTGGTGATAGAGTTGAAATCGAAGTTGTCGTCGCTGTAAAACTTGCTTACAATTTTGTCGGCCTTTGTGCAGAGAACTGCAATACGCTTATTCAATTCGTCTTTGTCGGGACGGTGGACGACCTTGTTTTTGTTGTTGTCCCACTCGTTAGGGGCGATTCTTATGCCTGTCGCGAAGTACTTCTGCTTGCGACTCAGACTGAACCTTATTTCCACAGAACCGGGCTTTCCTTCTTCCGTGGCGTGCTTTCTGTCATAAACAATGTTAAATTTCAAAATTGCCAT